ATGACGACCGAGAACCAATTAGCACTCGTACCGCACACCCATCAGGGCTCGCTGATCCATCAGCGATCGCAAGATGGGTTCATCAATGGCACCGCAATGTGCAAGGCGGTGGGGAAGCTCTACAATGACTACTCCCGGCTCAAGAACACCGGCGAGTTCTTTGCGGCGCTTTCCGGGTCTACGGGAATTCCCGTAGACCGATTGACGCTTACGATCGCGAGCGGCCCCAACGAGGCGCGGGGCACCTGGGTTCATCCGCAAGTTGCTATCAACCTTGCCCAATGGGCTTCGCCGGAATTTGCCGTCAAGGTGACCGAGTGGGTCTATGACTGGATGCTCGGTCGCGATCCGACCGATCGGATCTGGGCGCAATTCGAAGATCGCGTATCTCTCGTCTACGACAATGTGCCGGCAGGGTATTGGTGCGTATTCCGCGAGATCGCCGATCTTTTCGCGGCTCTCATTTCTCGCGGGATTGATCCCGGCACGCGGATGATCCTCGACATCAGCGTTGGTTTGCATTGGTCTAAATACTGGAAGGAGCAAGATCTTGAGGCCAGCTTCGGTGAGAGACAGTATTTCGACCACTATTATCCAGAGATGTTCAGCCAGGCGTTTTCAAACCCCCAAGTCGCATCGTGCTATCCGGATGAAGCCCTCGCGGTATTTCGCAGGTGGGTGCGTGAGGTCTACGTTCCGCAGAAGATGCCCGCATATCTAAAATCGCAGGTCAGCAAGAGGAAGATCCCGGCGCAGCTGGCAAATAATGCGATCGCAGCACTTGAGCAGCGGGCAGCCAATCGAGCTCTCCCGCGAAAGTCCGCCTAAAGGACGAGGCGGGGCTTCGGCCCCGCCGCTACCTAACCCCGCACACCGCCGCGATCACCGCGTTGTTCGCGATCACCTGCCGCTTCGTTTCGTCGGTATCGAAGCGCGACAGTTCCACGATGCGCAGGTGATCGCACATCGGGTCAGTCCCGGTAGTGTCCGTCTTCGTTCCGGTTGATGGCTGCGTCTGGATCGCTGGTGACGACGGCGCCGGTCCCGCCTTCCCCGCGCACGCTGCGCTCAGCAGCAGCGCGAGCGGCGCCAGACTTGTTCTCAATGTCATTGGCGGCCCTTTCCGATTCGAGTTGTTCCTCGGCCCTGCCGGCCCGTTCCTCGGCCGTCGCCGGCTGCTGCCCCGGCATGAACCGGCGCAGCAGCCAACCGAACAGCGCGCTGAGAAGGGCGCGGATCATGCCGGCAGGAACGCCGCCTTGAAGTCGTCGACCAGCGACTCGATCAGCTGCCGCAGCACGCTGAGGCCGGTGGCGATCAGGCCGGACAGCCCACCGTTGTCGGCAAAGGCGCGATAGGCGGCGATCGCCTTGTCGAAGACCAGGGCGAACTTCTCCGAACCCGACAGGCCGGTGTGCGACGCGGCCGAGATCAGGTTCATGATCGCGGTGCCCAGCGAGGTTTCCTTGATCAGCGCCACGGCCTTCTGCCCGGCGGTGATCGGCACGTCCTTCAGGAAGTCGAGCGCCTTTTCGCCCCACTCCTTGGCTTCCTCGATGATCGGCTCGATCGCGATCTCGATGTCGTCGATGATGCTCACTTCTCGTCTCCTTGCTCCACCGGCACGGGATGCGCCGGGTTGTTGGTCGGTCTGCTGATGTCCAACGCCATTGGGGCCGGGCAGCCATGCCGCCCGGCCTGATGAAAACCCGAAACTCGGTCGTTACTTATGCGGCGATCGCCACCCCGGTGCGCCAGTGCCCATTGCTGTGCACGGTCCGCACCCCTGCCCGCGTCAGGATCCTGCCAAAGCCGAAGACCGACACCGGATCGTGCCCGTTTGCCTCGCACCATCGCAGGTAGTGGCGGTGCAGATCCTGCGTCTTGATCCGCGGGGCGTTGCCGTCCATCGCCAGGCACTCGCTCATCCATGCCAGGATGCCGACATCGCCCACTTGCGACAGGTCGACCCGGCTGTTCTCGTGGCGCAGTTCTACCGGCATGTCAGGCGTCGGCAGCCCCAGCTGCATCCATATGCGCCGAGCCCCGTTCTTGCCGAACACGTGCCGCGCCTCGCGAATGACCGACAGCGCCAGCTGCATCTCCTCCGGCGCGCCGACGGGGACCAGGGGCGCCTTGGTCGGTTCCGGATCGGTCAGTTCCGCTTCCATCGCATTGAACGCGTCAAGGAAGTGGACCTTCCACTCCAGCGCCTTCACGCCGGTGAAGCCCATGGCCAGCAGGCAGAACCCGTCGCGGGTCATTTCGTAGGACCGGACTTCGCGTTCCGCTCCCTTGCCGACTTCGACCGTTTCCATCATCGGCCGAAAATTCGGCCGATGATCCTCCGGCAACGCCTCGATCAACCTGTCGATCGAGGCCAGAACATGTTTGTGCTGCTTCTCGAAAATCTCTGCCACGGTGCGGCTGCTGGCCAGCGCATGCTCGCCAACGATACGGACCAACGCGTTCATGCCACCTCTCCCATCGGACGAAGCTCGGCAACCGCGATGCAGTCCCGCAAGACCTGCTCGATGGCCGAAAGCGCGCACTTTTCGTAATCGTGCATCTCTTCCGACGTCCGCACGAAATAGATCAGGCGGGACAGGTCTTCCAGTCGGCCGACAACGTTGGCAAGGCGATCGCGCGCATCACCGGAAAATTCGCGCAAGAATCCCGTTGTGCTGGCATCCACCGGAAAGCTAATGACTTTGGCAGCCTCTGGCATGGGTCACTCCATGTGATTGGTTAGGGCGGCTTGAGAGGTAGTAACTCTCTTGCCGCCCGTATTTTATGGGCCTATAAAAAGAACGTGTCAATAATTAACGGACCCAAGAAAGCGCGCGGGCGCCCCAAGGTTGATAGCGAAGCTGTGAAAGTTCGTATCGAACGCGATCTCCTCGCCGCCCTCGACGCGTGGATCGAAGCGCAGGACGACCACCCTTCGCGCCCCGAGGCGATCCGCCGCATCCTTCGCGACACGCTCCGCTAAGAGACCGCATTCATTCTCCTTGCTCCACCGGCACAGGATGCGCCGGGGTGTTGGTCACTTCGACTTGTTGGAGGTCGCCATCAGTGCGGCCGAAGTAATAGCCGATCACCATACCGGCGAGCGTGTTGATCCCCCCGACCAGCTGCACCACGACCTCGCGGTTCTGCTCCGGCACGACGAAGAAGCTCATCACGATCACCGCACCAGCGAACATCGCCAGCACGACGAGCGCGAGCAGGAAGCGCACGAACGGGCGCGTGACCCAGCTCACGCCCCCCGCTCCATCGCGGCGGCCAGCTTCGTATGATAGCCGTGCCGGGCATAGGCGGGGCCGTTGAACCCCTGCGCAAAGGCGCGGCAGTCGTCGGGATCACGCGACAGGGCGCGCAGCTCGTCCTTCATCCCGTGCTTTTCGATGTAGAGCGACAGCAGCTCGTAATGCGCCTTCTCCGATCGCACCGTCGACCGGGCGAGCGCGAAGGACGATGCGAGGCCAAAGGTCGACCAGTGCAGCCCGAGCACCTGGAACTTGCCCCAGCTGCACGCGCCGAATGCCGCGCCGGGATCGACCGAACAGGCCGCGGCCAGCTTCGCCCAGCTGCTCACGTCGTACCCGCCCCATTGCGGACTGGAGAAGGTCGCGGGCGAATGCTCCCCGTTGGTCAGGCGGTGGAACAGGTGCCGCTCGAACAGCATCTTGGGCCGCCCCTGCGCGTCGAAGGCCGACCCGCCGCTTTCCACTTTGGCCACCGCGCGCAACTGGCGCAGCGAGCAGCCCAGTCTGGCAGCGAATGCCGCCATGTCGGCGTCAGTTACGGCCGGCGCGTTCCGGTTCACGAACGAAGCCAGCAACGCCCCGCTCGACACCGGCCCGAAGATGCCGTCGACCTTCACGCCCAGCGCGCCTTGCAGTTCCCTCACCGTCGTCATTCTTGCCCCCCGCGATATTTCTCGGCGGCGATGATCCGCGCCGCTTGTTCGCGCACTTCGCCGCTGCCCTGGATGATGGCCTTCAGCCGCATCGTCTCGGCCTCGGCCTCGGCGTGCTTGTGCTTGCACTCGACCAGCTCGCGCTCGACCGTTTCGACCCGGGTGGTCAGCGAGCAGACCCGCTTTTCCAGACCCTCGATCAGCCGCTGCGTGCTGGCGTCCAGCGCATCGGCCCGCCGATCCATCCGGCCGCCGACGTATTCGACCAGCCACTTGGCGAAGAAGAACCCCGCCCCGCTCGATGCGCCGACGGCGCTCCATGCAGCGACGCCCTGCAACCACGCGTCGACGCCACCCGTCACACCCGCACCCCGTCCCGGATCTCCGCCATCTTGCGCAGCATCAGTGCCCGCGCCTCGCGCCAGAGCAGCCAGCGCCGCAGGCACAGCACCGCAACCCCCGCCAGCGCCACCGCGCCGACGAGGGCGACCGAATCGTCGCTCATCGTGAATTCCTTTGTGCTGCAAACCGGTACTGACCCGGTGATAGTAACAGTGACTTTTACTTGATCTTCAGAGCTACCCGGCAGACCGTGGGTCGATGGGGAAACGTCTTTACGGTCTCGACGCGCTTCGAGGCCTCGCTGCACTGGCGGTGTTCATTTTTCATCTCGACGCTTGGTTCGGGACGATACCGGGCAACTGGACCCGCGGTGGCATGGCGGTAGACCTGTTCTTCGCAATCTCCGGTTTTGTCATGGCAAGAACGTTCGAGCCGCGACTGGCCTCTGGCGATCTATCGCCCGTGCGATTCATGGTTTTGCGCTACCGTCGGCTCTGGCCCGTTTTCGCCATCGGCTGCGCGATCGGCGCGGCGAATATGTTGGCAGGCGGATTTGATCCGGCTCTCGTCATTATCGCCTTCGCCTTGGCCATGGCGTTCTTGCCAGCACCACTCTTTGACGAACGGCCGTTCCCCATCAATGGCCCAGGCTGGTCGCTGTTCTATGAGCTCGCCGCCAACATTCTTCACGCTGTCGCGCTCGCCCGGATTGGCAATCGCGCGCTCCTGTGCCTTACGATTATCGCTGCTTTTTCCTACCTGGCCGCCACCGCCGTGATCGGTCATGAGACCGGCGGCACTGACGTCGCCTACTTCCTGCCGATGGCTGTCCGCGCCCTGTCCGGGTATCTTATCGGCATGGCCATATTCCGTTTTGGCTGGCAGGAATTCCAGGTCACCCCCTGGGTAGCGCTGACGACATTCGTGCTGGCGATGATCGTTGGCCCGATGCTGCCGATTTGGTTTTTCAACCCGGCGTTCTGCTTTATCCTAACGCCCGTGATGATCATTGGCGCTGCCCGGATGGACAGCAAACACGCCTCGCTTTGCGCGGCCCTCGGTCTCTTGTCCTATCCGCTTTATGCAACCCATCGGCCAGTCATCGACTTCGCGCGATCAATCGGCCTCGAAATGCCGGGGGCGGCAACCTTGTCGCTGACCGTGTCGGCACTCCTAGTCATCTTGATCGAGCAACGTAGATCAGGCGGTATTAAGACCGTAAAGAGTCGCCTTGCCGGCCGTCAGGGTGCCAGTTGACGGATAGACCCGCAGCCCATTCATCGAGCCAGTATTGTCGAGCGAACCTCCACCGATGGCCCGCACGATGCTGCCCGTCTTAGCATTGACCACACTGTCAACGGTCATCGTCTTGTAGAGTGCGGCAGTAGGGTTGCTGATCTGCACCATTGCGCTGCCGCTTTTCCCCGCCGCATTCCCGATGCCCCAATCTGATGCACTCCCGTAGATCAGCGGAACGAAGGTGCCGGTCTGCGTATTGGTTGATTCAATCGTACTCGACGAGGAATGCACCCGATGGTGCCAGCGGTAGCTGGTCGAGATCTCCGAACCGGCGATTTTGAGGCGCAATTGGATAAACGCCCCGTCAGTCCCGACGACAAGCCCGTCCAGCATCAGAACAAGGCGCTGGTATCCGCTGAGAGTGAGGCTGCTAAAGTCAAACTGGTTCGAAGCCGGGGCCGATTGATGCGAAATGATAGACCAAGCCATGTCAGGGCCTCACAGATTGAATACGGGGGAATAGGTGACGAGCGTTGACCCGGCAGCGTTCTTGCCGACCGCCGCTACCGTGATCTGGGACGCGCCCGTCTTGGCGAAGGTCAGGACCGCAAACTGGCCGTTGTTGGTGTATTGGCCCTGCGAATAGGTCGCTCCGCCATAGGTTGTGTCGCCGGTCCTATCGAGCGGCGAGCATTGCAGGGTGACGAATGGTTCGCTGCCGAACGTGTGGTTTGTGCCGTTATCAAAGGCGAGCGAGTGCATGTCGGCGGAAAGCACAAGGCACCGGCCAGGTGCTTCGGCATGGATATGCGCGCCAAGTTCGGTGCGTTCGGTCGTGAAGCCGCCCCAATGATCGGCACCGGCAGTCGCCACACCACCCCAGGCCCGCGAGCAAAGCCACACGAACAGTTTTCCATCGTTGGCCGGGTTCGAAAACAGACCCTTGAACCATGTCTTCTGCGTGGTGCCGAGCATGGTCTTGCTGGAATTGTCGGTTGCGGTCTTGTCCGAGGCTGCCGCACGCTGGTCGGTCACGATGAACACGACCCCGATGCCGTCAACATTGATCTCGAACGAGTGATAAACCGGGTCAGTCGAAGTGGACGATTGCAGCGGATAGGAGGGAGCCCGCTTGCGATACATCGAAGACGAAGCCGTCATCCCCGAACCAGCGTGGCTGTCGTTCGGCCCAAAATCGTGGTCGTCGTAAATCCACAAGGAGGGAATATCGCGAAACAGTTGGGCAGGCTTGGCTTGGGCAAACACCCGATCCAGCGAGCCGTTGACGACCGCTTCCGAATTCAGGAAATTGTCGTCGTAGTGAATATCCCCCAAGTGCAGGAACAGGTCGGGCGCTTCGGTTCGGATCGTATCATAGACCGCAGCGTTGCTTCCGCTGCTCGCATCACCCGAAACGCAGACCTTGAGGGTGGTCGCGCCCAGCGTCTTGAACGTCCCGATTGTCGCTTGCAGAATACCGTCAATTTCAGCGCCGTAGTAATAGCGGGTGTTGGGGTCGAGACCCGTCAAGATGAACTTGGCTGTCCGATCAATCGTAACTTGCGATGCAGAATACGACGGCGACGCGAGTCCGCTATCGGTCGAATAGGCAAGCCGCACATTGGTATTGCGGGTAGTGCGGATGGAAATGGTTGCCCCGCTCATGACAAAGCCCCCACCCACATCGACGCCAGCGCAACAGCACCTGCCGTCCGAGCGGACTTTTTGACGCCGTAAACGGCAAGGCTTCCCTCGGTGATCACCCCGGTGCTGTCAGGAATAAGATGGAACCCGTCGATGGTTCCAGCCACTTCGAGCGTAGCGCATCCAATACCCCTATATGTGGCAGTGCCCGGTGCGTTGGAAATCATACGGGCTTCTTCAAAGATCATGTTCTTGAACAAAGATGGATCGTTGTCGGAAATGAGCACGCCCCAACTCGCGGAATGACTGCCCGCGTTTGTCACGTTGGTCGAAAGAAGGGCGCGGTCGCCGCCTTGGCTATAATAACTACCAACCGTAGTTGAGCTACTATCAACGGCGTTTTTCAGGTAACGGTAGCCGCTCGCCCGCAGCGCGCCGTCGACCGACACCCGAAGCCCGATCTGAGTGTTTACAACGCTGACCCTCACCCCGTCGATAGCCACGAAGATCGATTGGTAATCGGTTAGGTCGAGACCCAAGAGGGGGATGGTCCCACCTTCAATCGTCGTCGCGCGGGCGACCAAAGGGAACTCGCTCAGGTCGCCCCCGGAAGGAAAAGGGCACGATTGGACGATCATGCGGTCCTCTTGAGCGCGACGGCGAACAGTGTGGCGACGGCCGAGGCGGTCACCTTCAGCCATGCGCCAGCTTCCAGAGTCGCAGGGCTGGACGTACCGGAAAACGTAGCGGGCGCGGCGGCCGTGCTTTTCTCATAGGCGACTGAGCCTGTCCCGCTGGTCCCCTGTTGTGTAATCGTCATGGCTTCGCTTGCGTAAATCCGCACTTCGCCATCGGCGGTAAAATTGGGCACCCATTCCAGCGACCCGCCGCCGCCAGTGGCCGAAATGGTGATCGTATCACCGCCGTCATTGACGGTGATCTCGATACCCGAGCCCTCAATCAGTGCAGTGCCGATGACATCGCGCACCTGTTCGTCGGTGTAGGCATCAGGGATCGTCGCGACTTCAGCATACAATTCAGTGAAGTTGTCGTTGATCTTGTCGCCACCCGTGCGCAGATCGTCCCCAGTGTTGTCGTTCGGGCCCGCGCCCAGATTGATTGTCTGCTGCGCCATCAGGTCATATCCCACTTCCAAAGGGTGCTATCGAATTTGACGGCCGTGCTGTCGAAAGTCGGCGTGGACTCCACCAGCAGAGGGCGCCGGATGCCGTCGACGCGGCGGTAGATGATCCGCCCGCCCTGGTGCAGCACCCTCATCATGATTTGGTCACCGTGATCGTCCACGTGCCCAGCACGGTGGTGTTGTCGGAGCTCCGCGCGGTGACAGTGAATGTCGCCGTTCCGGGCGTATTTTGTGCGAAGGTGATCGACGTGCCCTGAAAGCCGGAGGTGAGGCTCGCCGACGCGCCCGAACTGCCCGACTTGGTATAAACCCACCGGACCAGGTTGCTGGCGCTCAGCGTGACGCTCTGCCCGCTGACCGATCCCGGCACGGGGCTGAACGTCGTCGCCGTGTCACGGGACAGCGCAATGTCCGCCTCGTCGCTGCCGATCGTGCCGACGGAATCGGTGACCGTCAGTTCATACCTGGCTTCGCGGCTTTCGCCGTAGGCCAGGCCGGTCGCGGAAAAGGTCGGCGTGGTCGTCGTCTCGTCCGTGATGGTGATCGCATCGCCCGACACCTTTACCCATGCGTAGGAATAGGGCGGCACACCGCCGGAAACGTCAACGCTGCTGGCCGGATAAGTGGTGCTGAGCGTCCCCGCCGTGCCGCTTCGTGACCTGTTGGCGACCGAAACCGAGAGCGCCGCGGCGCGCAGGAAGGTCACTGTTACGGTGACCGTCGTCACCGTGTCCGTCGCCGCATCGGTCACCGTGCACAGGAAATAGGCCGTGCGGCTCTCTCCGATGCCCATGCTCGCCGCCGTGAAGGTGGTCGTCGCCGCAGCCGGGCTGTTGATCGTGATCGCCCCGCCCGACAACTTCGTCCAGGCGTAGCTATAGGGGCCCGTGCCGCCGACCGCCACGGCGGTCACCGCCTCGCTGGTCAAGGTGGCGGTCGACCCCACGGTCGATCGGGATGCGGGCGAAACCGAGACGGCCAGGTCGATCGCGACCTCCGCGTCCGGATCGCCGAAGAAGGGCGGCGCGAACATCAGGCTGCGAAGCCCTTGCGCACGGTGCCGTAGAAAAGGCCGTTGCGCACGCGATAGCTGATGATGTCCTCGGCATTGGGGGCGGTCGAAAGCACCCCGCCCACCGCCTTGCCGCTAGGAAAGCGCCAGTTCGTATCGTAATCGATCGTGCGCCCGCCGGTGCCGTCCTGCGGCACGGCGATATCGCCCCACATCCCGTCGATCGCGTTGACCGGGTTCTCCAGGAACACGTTGCCGGTCAGGGGCCCGATCGCAAAGTTGCGCCCCGCGGCGAAGTCCAGCTCGATCGAGGCCGCATAGGCCACCGCCACCTCGTCGCCGGCGGCGTAGAGGTTGGCCGGGGTCAGGCCGACATCGGTGGCGATACCCGCCCGCACCTGCGCCGCCGTCGCCGCGCCCAGCGCCGCAAGGTTGGTTCGAGCTGTCGCCGCATCACTCGCCCCCGTGCCGCCGTTGGCAACGGAAAGATCGGTGCCCGACCAGTCAGCGCCGTTGATGGTGTCGCGCATCGCCAGCGCGCCTGCCTCGATGCCGCCCGCCGTGATGTCTTCGGCCGACACGTTCAGGCCGATGGCCCAGTCCGCGAAAGTGCCCGCGCCCGTCACCGACAGCACGTCGACCGTCAGATCCGGGTGGGTATAATCGGTGACCGTCCCCAGCATGTAATTGTCGGCATCGGCCGAGATGATGACCGACTGCCCGGCGACGAACGAAGCCTCGGTGTCGAGCTCGAACACCAGCGTGCCCGTCCCGATCGCCACCGACGTGGAGCTGGTGGACGAAAGCGCCCCGGCCATCAGCTGCGCGATGTAGAGGATCGCCGCGCGCAGCTGCGTCACGAAGAGCACCAGCCAGGCGACAAAGGCGTCCGCCTTCGACGCGAAATCGACAGCAGCTTCGCCCCGCACCGGCGCATCGGGCGGGGTGGTAATTTCCGGTGCGGCCATCAGGTCAGCCCTTCAATCTCGATGTTGCAGAGGGAGTAAGTCGGGTATTCGATCGCGATCTTGAACTCGCGGAAAAAGCCGACGACGATCGAACTGGTGTAGGCGTCGGCCGGGATCCACACGACGGGCGTGGCGCGAATGCCGGCCAGCGTCCTGTAGACCGGATCGACGCGTCTCTTTTCCACCAGCGCGCGGGCGACGACCGTGCCGGAATAGGGACGCTCCGACACGAACAGGTTTCCGAAATCGTCGGCTTCCTTGAGGCTGTAGTCGGTGATCCCGATGCCCATGCCCTTCTCGGTCACGCCGAAATCCACAAGGCGCCCGATCGCGAACCAGCCCACGCCGGCCGTGGCATCGGCATAGTTCACGGTGATCCGGACGGTCGTGTTGTAGTTGTTCGGCAGATCCGTCAGGATCAGCTTGTCGGTGGTCTCGATCTCCGCGAAGAAATAATCGTACCAGTTGTCGATGCCGTCGACCGAAACGAGCGGATAGTTCTCGTCGTAGATCGTGTTCCCGTCTGCATCCGCGACGACGACGTCGACATCCGTCCCCGTCAGGTTCAGCAGCGCCAGGCTGTCCGCCCGGCCGGTCACGTCGATGCTAACGTCGACCGACCCTTCCAGCACAGTCCGCGTGCCGACCTTCTTGTCGAACATCGCCCACAGGTTCGTCGGGCCAAGATCGAGCCATTCGGCAGGATTTTCGGCGGGATCCTTGCCGGTGTTGCCCGCCAGCGCCTCGTAGGCGATGCCGGTGCCGTCCGCCTGGATCACGCGCACCTGGTCGGCGGTGACATAGGCCGTGGCTTCATCCCACACCGGCAGCGTCTCGGTGACGTTGGTGTCGATCAGGTTCGCACCGGTGATCTCCAGCGGCAGGATGATCTTCATGACGCAGTCGTCGCCAGCGCAACGCCGTTACGGCTGACCCGGCGGATGAGCGTCGCGGTGTCGATGCTGGCCAGCGCACCCGCCTCGATCGCGGTGTGCAGACGCTCGAGCAGCTCGTTGTTACGATCGAGGCGCGGCGCCAGGTCGGCGTTCGTCTGCGCCGGCGAGGTCTGCGAGATGACCATCCGCTCCAGCGCATCCTCGATCGACAGCGCCGTGTCGTTCAACTGGATGAACTGGCTGACCTGCTCTTCCAGCACGTCCAGCTGCGCCTGCGCCTCGCTGACCATGCCGTCCGCCGCGCCGATCGCGCTGTCGGCGTAGCGAGCCACGCGGGCGACGTCGCGCTGGTAATCCTGCAGCGAACTGGCCTGCCGCTTGGCGACTTCCAGGAAGTCCTGCCCGACACCGGGGAGGAGGCCCATGGCATCCCTGTCGCCCAGCGAGGCGAGCCCGCCGACCCGCTGCAATTCGGCGAGGCGGCGAGTGTAGGAGCTGGTCGCGTCGTCGGTCTGGTAAAGCCCGTCGCGGAACTCGCGCAGGGTGTCGCCCAGATCGCCAAATGTCTTGATCGTCGCATTGAGCTCGGCGCTTTCGCGCTCCCACGCATCGGCCAGGTCCTGATGCGCCCAGACCTGCTGCTGCAGCGGACGCAGCGAGGCGTCCATCGCCGCCAGCTCGGCCTCGCGCTGTTTCGCGGTGGCTTCCAGCGCCCGGCCCTGCGCATTGAGCAGGTCGACCTGCAGCTGCGTGCGCTGCGCCTTGATCGCCTCGGCCAGCGCCTTCAGCGCCTCCTTGTTGGCCGCGGCGGCATCGGCGGCGTCCTTGATCACGCCGAACTCGTCGGCCAGCTCCATCAGCGCGCCGTAAAGCTCTGGATTTGCGAGCGCGTCGGTGGCTTCGACCAGTTTCTTGTATTCGGCGACGGTATCGACCGAGCCCTTGCCGAGCGGGGTCAGCGTGTCCTTGATCGTCTGCTTGGCGAACTTCAGGTTTTCCGCGTCGGTGTAGAACGTGGAACGATAGTTCGCGCTGATCTGGTCGATGAGCGCCTGCTGCTGGCGGGTCATCAGCTCCTGCAGCTGCCCGAACTCTTCGGCGCTCGCCCCGGCCTCGGTGAAGATCTCCTTCAGCTGGGCGAAGCGGTCGGCAATGTCCTCCAGGCCGACGACCAGCGGGCTGGTCATCGCCTTCAGCTCGCGGAACACACCCTCGAACGCGAGCGCCTTCTGCAGCTGGGCCTCGAACTCGCCCTCCTTCTGCAAAAGCGCCTGCGTCCCCGCGCGGAGGCCCATCAGGGCCCCGTCCTTGATCGCATCCTCTATCGCGAAGGCAATCGCAGCCTGCGCATCGTCGCCGAAGTCGATCGCGCCCTTGCTGGTCTTCAGCGACGTGCCGCTGCCGTTGACGCGGTAGTCCTTGCCGCGAATGCCGATGGTTGTGTTGAAGCCGCCCAGCGTGCCGCCCAGCGCCTTGGCGATGCTATCCAGGCCGGAGAGGACCGAACCCGCCAGATCGCCCGCGGCATCCATGCGAGAGCTGCTGTTGCCGAACACGCTGAACTGGTCGACACCGGTGATCGTCGCCCCGCCGGACTTCGTCTTCTTGAACAGCCCGCCGACGAAGCCGCCCGCGATACCACCCAAGACGCTGCCGATCGCCCCGCCCAGCGGCCCGCCGATCGCCGTGCCCAGTGCCTTGCCCGCCGCACCGCCCAGAGCCGCGCCGATCTTCTCCGTCGTCGAATTCTTGCCCAGCACCAGCTCGCTGGCCATCATGCCGGCGCCAGCGCCCTGCAGAAGGCTGGACATGGTTTTCGCGAACGGCCCGCCAGCGCCGAAAACGTCGGACAATTCGTCGCCGATCGTCCGGGCGATGACCTTGCCGGTCTTCTCGTCCTGGCGCGTGCCGATCGTCGCGTTGAGGATATCGCCGAGCGGCCCGCCGACCGCCGACGTGTTGCCGGAGAATACGCCGAGCAGTCCGCCGATGGCGTTCCCGACGCCGCCGAGGTTGCCGAGCAGGCCGATCATGTCGCGCAGCTCATCGTTAAGCAGCTTGGCCTTTTCGGCCTCCGCTTCCATCGCGCTCTTTTCGTTGATGATCTTCGTCCGCAGGCGCAAGTATTCCTCCCACGCTTTGTTCACGTCGCTGATACCGTCCTTGGCCCACTGCGCCTTCAAGGCCTGCTCTTCGAAGGCGAGCGCCGCGAGTTCGCGTTCCGGACCGACCTTGCCCAGCAGGGCCAGCTCCTGTTCCAGCGGCACGATGACGTTCTGGCGCCAGTCAGCCTCCGCCTGCGCGCGGGTCAGTCTCTCCCACTCGGTGACGTTCGTCCGGATCGCGGCGGCCTCTTTCTGAAGCGCCTCGGCCTGTTCCTTGGACAACCCGGCGACGATCGCCTTTTCCGCGGCGAGCGCCGCAGTTTCGGCCTCCATGCGCTTGATCTCGATCGCGGTCTTGCCGAACTGCGCGATTTCCTTCTCGAGCGAGGCGTTGAAGCCCTGTGCCGCCTTCAGGGCGCGGTCATAGGCCCTGGCGAGTTCGTCGACTTCCCGGGACTTGCGTCCAGCGCTACCCGGCGAATCCGGGCGCTCCCCGATGAGTTCGCCCGCTTGTGCGCGGATTCGGTCCTGAAACCGCTTTTCCGCGGCATTGCCGACCGCACTGGTGAACGCGCCCCAATAGTTCTTCTGCGCTGCGTCGAACGCGGTCGTGAAGGCGTCCGCAGCGCCCTTTCCCGCCCCGGCATACGTGTTTTCGATCATCCCGATCTGCGGAGCGGTCAACGTCGCGATGTCGACGCCGGGCAGCCTGTTCGCCGCATTGATCAGCGCGTTGATGCCGTTCACCGCCATCTGCACCATCTTGTTGATGGCCGCGATGGTCGCGTTCGCCGCATTCGTCGCGATGTCGCCGATCGCGCCGGGCAGGCGCGACCAGGTCGCACCGATCGCGTTGAACCCGCCGACGAAGAAACCGACGACATTGTTGATCAGCTTCGCGCCCTCGGCGTTCATGTGGGTGAACCACTCGTCGAACCAGCCACGCGCGGCTGTGACAGCCGGGCCGATCACGTCCCAGATGCCTCCGGAAACGACATCCCACGTGCCCAGGGCGACGTCGCCAAAGGTGACCGTGGTATTCTCCAGCTCCTTGATCTCGTCCGCCGTCAGGCCAAGTGAGCGGATGAAAGCATCGGTGCCAGCGCTCTCGTTGAGCGAGTCCGTGAACTGCTTCATCTGGTATGCGCCGGCGGCAGCGCCGACCGCAAACACACCAAAGCGCGCAGCACCCGCGCCAAGGCGCTGGACCAGTCCGCCGACACTGAGCTCGGCCTGCTCCATGGCGTCCTTGATCTGCGGCCCCTGCTGGACAAGCGCCATCATCACGCCGCGAAGCGGATCGCCCGACTGCGCCGCCATGGCGAACTGGACTCCAAGGTCCTGCACCTGGAAGCCCAGATTGCGCATCCCGAAGGCCGTCTTGCCCGATGTCGTGTTGATGGTGTTGGTCGTGCCTTCAAGCCGCTGGATCTCGGCATTGGCCGCGCGCAACCGGTTCGCGACATCCGTCAGGCCGCGCGATTCCGCCGCCAGCGCCCGCTGCTCGACCCGCATTTCGCGGATCTCCTGAGTGGTCTTGCCGAATGTCATGGCCTGCCAGTCGAGCTGCTTGATCATGCGCTCGGCCGCGCTCTCTGCGATGCGGTTGCTGCGCGACAGGCTTTCCATCTCGCGCGTGTAGGCGTTGCCGAACGCCTTCACCTCGGCCGTGCTGCCGGAAAGATTGACCATGCCGGACGTGGCTTTTTCGATTTTCGCCGCTTCCGCCACCACCTTGGCTTCGGTGGTGTCCATCACCGCCTGCAGCTGCTGCAGGGATTCGAACGAACCTCCGGTGTCGATCGCGAAGCCGACCTCAAGTGAAGGCATACCTTCCACGTGCGTGTCCTTTATCGGTCGATCTTCTCAGCCCACGGTGGCGGGCTGTTTTCGCTGTCGGATTTTCGCTTCTGCGAGAGATACGCGACGGAAAGTTCGCGGATCAGCGTGGCTTCGAACGCCGACAGCGACACACCGGTCGCTGCCTGCCATTCGTTGATTTCACGCCAGCTCAGGGGGCTTTCGCCCATCCCGTTCTCTTCGGTCAGGCCGATCTCGACCAGCCATTTGATGACGTGCGGCGCCGGGTTGGGCGGCATCGCCGCGACAATCCCGTCGTCCCTGAACCGCTCTATTCTGCGCCGCCCGTCGTGTTCGGACCGCTTGCTCCCCTCGCGCGGCTTTGGGACGGCGTTGAGCCATCCCAGATGCCGCGCGTAAAGCGTCAGTCCTTTGCGGAGGCGGCCTTGAAGTTTCCCTCGGTCTTCACCGCCTTGGTGACCTGGTCACGGAAGTGCACCGATTTCGGGTGTGCGTAGAACGCCTCGAACTTCTCGAGATCCGGCTTGCCCTTCGCGGGCGGGAAATCGAAATTCTCGAACGCGACGGTGATGGCGGCGAGGTCCTCGGCATCTTCCTTGGCGCGCTGCTCGGGCGGTACTTGTGGGAGCTTCCCGTCGTTATCCTGCATGCGCTTCACGGCGCGACTGGTCTGCCGCGCCTGGATCACCGAAAACTGTTTCGAACCCGGCCCGTAGACGACGATGCGAACGGGGTTGCCCTTGTCGTCGTAAAGGTATTCGCCGTCCAGTCCCTTGAGATGGATCGCGGCGGTGTCCGCAGGAAACTGCGTCGTGATGTCGAACATGGATTTGCCTTTCGCGGTAAGGTGCACTGACCCATCCCCGCCAACCGCGATGGTCGGAGAGGGTCAGTGCATAGGGTCCGGCGCGCGGCCGCCGGGAAAAGTGTCAGGGGGCGTTGACGCGGATGACTTCGGTACACGCCTCGATCGTCGGCGACGCGGTGATGACATCGCTGGCCGAGCCGATGCTTTCCGGCATCCCGAAGACAGGGCCCTGGAAATAGCGGACTGCGCCATCGGGGCGGGTGATCTTGAACGAATAGAAGGCATTCGTGCCGTCTTCCGACGCAGTGCGCAGCAGCGCCTGGCCGGCATCGTCATCGTCCAGCGCGATCGACGGATTGAGCGAGCCCTCATCCCGCGGACCCTTCAGCTTGAGCTTCGGACCGTCGAGAGGCTGGAACTCGACCATCTCGTAGGACGAGCCGAGATCGCCGAGATTGCTGACATAAGCGACCTCGGTATAGGTCAGCGCGGCATAACCGGCCGCGTCTTCGGTGGCCGGGTTGGCGGCCGAAATGGCGAGTTTCGAGCCCGCCGCAGTATTAACGCCCATTGGTTTTCTCCTTGGTGGCGAGCCGGATCACCCGGCATTTACACCCGCGCGGTCGGGCAATTCGGTCAGGCGGGCTTCTTGTCCGCCTCGGGCTTCTTCAGGAGGCCGGCCGCCATGAAATTGGCGTGCTCGCCTTCGGTGAAGTCGGCCTCGACTCCGGCCTTGAAGCTCTTCTTCGTTCCGGCATCCTTGAAATCCTTGACCGGAACTGCCTTGATCGTCTTTGCCATCGTCATTCTCCTCGCACTCAGACCGGCTCGTTGAAGCCGACCTTGAAATCCTGTGATTGTTCGAATGTATTGCCGGGACCGATCAGGTCGGGGCCCGTCCCGGCATTTTCGACGTAGACGCCGTCGAACCCTGACTTCGTGCCGGTCACCCCGGCGCAGGCATTGCGCACCAGCTTGATGATCACTTCCTGCTCGCGGTAGCTTCCCGCGCGGACGGTGACCTCGACGCGCTCCGTCATCCGGACCGACCCGACCCGCTGCAGATGCACCCTCTCGACGCCGCTGATCTTCCGGACCAGCAGAGCGGGCAACGCGATCGCGTCGGGCAGCTGCCCGGCCTTGATCCGCGCCGCCGGCACCTCGGCCAAAACCGCGGCATCCGCGATCAGCAGGTCCCCGATGATCTTCGTGCCGCTCATTCGTCGCCCTCCGACACTTCGGCCCCGCCGAGGCCTTCGCGCGCCAGTCGGGCGTTGATGTACTCCTGCGCCGCAGCGATCGCCTCGCCGGCTTTCAGATCGAGCGAGACGCGCATGAATGGATGCGGCCGGGCGCCCGGATGCAGCACCGTCTTGCCGACCGGCGTGCCATTAATGACCAGCACGCCTTCCTTCGCCTTCCGGTTAATGCTGCCGACGCTCAATCCATTGCGTTGGCTGTCGTCGACCGTAATGAAGTGCTGCGACGTGCCGTACTCCAGCCACGGCGCGATATAGGCCCCCGGTCCTTTCGTCTGGATCCGGGCGATAACCTGACCCGCAACCTCCTGCTTGGTCGAAACCTTGATCGCACCGCGAACTTCCGACGAAACGACACGGTCCTTGGCCTCGTCAGCGACAACCTGGGCAGCTGCTCGAGCAGCCCCGCGAAGGATCTTCGTCTCCAGCGCCTCGGGTATCGCGGCCATGAAAGCGCGCACCTCCGCCCGCCCCTTGACCGTCGGCATCAGCCGTTCCCCGCCGTGCTGTAATCCTCGATCATGAACTCCAGCCCCTTGCGGAAGCCGAGCTCGGCCGGCGGCGTCACGATCTGCGCGGTCCGGTACGTCTGCCATTCGCCGTCGACGGTTTCCCCGATCAGCACCCGCATGTTCGCGGCGACATCAGTCCGCCACCGGATCCGGACCCGCGCCGGCCGGGTCGCGATGTTCAGCCCGTCCGCCAGCTTCTCGCCCCGGCTCGGCAGCGAATCTTGCACGCTCGCGAACAGCGGCGCCTCGTTTTCGGTCAGATCCTCCCAATTCGACGAACCAGCGCCGTCAAAGGAGTCGTCGGCGACAGGACGCTGGATCCTGATCTTCCGGTTGAGCTCGCCCGCCCGGATCATATCCGCACCCGCCGGTACGGCGCGCACAGCGCCGTCACGCCCAAAGGCGCTTCGCTCGCAACCGCGCCCACGATCACCGCCTCACGGTGCATGTAGAGATACGCCATAAACCGCTTGGCCGCCGTCAGCAGCGACTTCGGCGCTTCACCGTCCGGATAGCCTGCAGTGAACGTGATGCTCACCCCGCCGCCCACATCCGAGGGCCAGCTACCCCCGATCGCCGCAACGACCTCGCCGCCCGGCAGCAGACGGAAATCGCCGATCGTGCCGGTCACCTCCGCGCCGCTGCCATCCAGCCAGGTCACGTCCTCGATCGACACGACCGGCCGCAGCCCTAGCGAAAGCCGAGCCCCAGCGCAGGGAAACGCTTCCCCGGTCCAGACCTGCCCCGCCGTCTCGAGCAGCTTCACCTCGCAGTACCGCTCGACGAACTCGATCGCCGCATCGCGCAACACCGCGATCAGGTCGTCGAACTCGGTCTCACCCTCGCCGATCGACAACCAGGCCTTGCACTCCGCCAGCGGCAGCAACGCTTCCCCATAGCCGTCCGCCATCGGGACGTGCTGAAGTTCGAAGATCATCGCTGCTACCGCTGGTTGGTCGTGTCAGGCGTTCTGTGCGGCCAGGTTGTCCGCGACCGCTTCGGCCTCGGACTTGGTGGGATCGTTGAAATCGATCCGGTTGGCCACGGCGGGCTGCCGGGCGCGCGGCGCATTGTCCACCGCCGGATGGCTGGTCTCGATGCGCTCGACGATTTCGGGTTCGATCATCGCGCCCGACGCCGCAACATCGGTCGCGGGGGTCAGGTTGTCGGCCTTCAGGCCTGCGGTATCCGCCACGCCCGGCACGTCGCTCAGCTTCACGTCGCTGGTGTCGACGCTCTTCTTCTTGGCAACCATGGTCTTTCCTTTCGATGTCCCCGTCCTTCGAAGAGAGGCGCGCACGCCGCTCATCGAAAGACGGGCCGGGGTCTGACCCCGGCCCGCTTCCTCGTCGCTGAGATCAGGCGGCGACCTTCAGCGCCTTCATCGCGTCGGGGTTCTTGACCCCGCCACCGACCCGCTTGGTCGTGTAGAAGTGCACGAACGGCTTGTTCGTGTACGGATCGCGAAGCACGCGGATGCCGATGCGATCGACGACCTGGTAGGTCTCCGCCATGTCACCGTAGAGAGCGGCGATCGCGTTGGCGGCAACGGTCGGCATGGCCGGCAGGTGAACGATCGGGACCCCGGCGATCGTCGCCGGCTGACCGGCTTCGAACGACGGCTGCCAGAGATAGTTGTCCTGACCATCCTTCAGCTTGCGCGCAGCGCCCGCCGTGGTGCGGTTCATGAACAGCTTGGCATTGGCCTCGTATTCCTCGGGCAGACCGTAGATCAGCGAGAGGATGCCGTCGCCGGTGAGCAGCGCGGCATCGCCCGAGTTGATCGTCTCGATCGCGCCCCAGGGATGGCGAGCGGCATTGGCCGCGCCCGTGACATAGGTCAGCAGGCCATGCGGCTTGTTGGTGCCGTCGCCCGACAGGAACGCGATGCCTTCCTGCTTGGCGAATTCGGTCTCGACCTCGTCGGCCAGCCACTGTTCGACGTTGAATTCGGCATCGTCGATCAGGCCCTGCGAAGCGGCGGGGTTGGCGTAGATCTCGCCGACCGCCCACGACAGCGAGGCAAGCGCCGGGGTGGTGGTCGCCGGACGAGCAGCGGTTTCGCCGACCCAGCCCGAACCGATATTGCGGTCCGAGAAGACCTTGCTGAAACCCGCGCCGCTGATCGAAACGACCGAGGCGTGCTGACGGATGACCGAGACCTGCTTGAGCCGGCCGGTGACCGTGCGGTCCCACTCGATCGGCGCCAGGTAACCGCCCTCGCCGTCGGTCTTGGTCGCGGCAGCTTTGATCGTCTCGAGACGATCGGTCGCCTGGCCGCGGCGGAAGTACGCGTTGAACTCGGCGGTGTACTCCGGATCCTTCGGCGCGTCCTTGCCACCGAGGCGATCGGCAGCCTGCTTGGCCATGACCTCCTCGATCGCAGTTTCGAGCGTGGTGATCGTGGCGTTGATCCGATCAACGTGCTCGTTCAGGACGGTGTCGTCGACCTTGGAGGCGAGAGCCTGGTCGTTCTTCTCGCGCATCGCCGTGACGGCCTGCTGGAGCTGTTCGAACAACGCCTTCGGGTCGTTGGGTTCGGCGCGCGGGGCGGCAAAAACGCTGCGCGGAGCGACAGCGAGCGAAGCGGACGCCAGCAGCCCGCTGGCAAGAAACATCTTGGTCATGTCGATTTTCCTCGGTTTCAGCGCGCGTTGAGCGTCGCCAGGAAGTCCATGGCCCCGTTCATCCAAGCGGAGCCGTCGCTTGCGCCAGCGCCAGGCGTGGCGGGGTGGGCAGCGCCTGGCGTGCCCTTCAGGTCTTTGATGCGGGCGCGCGCTTCGCTGCGCGTCATGCCCGCCGAAACGAGTGTCAGTTCGAGCGCGCGGGTTGCATTGAGCTCGCGATCGGCTTCCCGCGCCGCCGGCTCTTCCGTCATCTGGTCGGCGGACAGAAGGGCGTCGGCAAAGCCGCGCTCGATCGCGACACTTCCGCTCATGTAGGTTTCGGCGTCCATCCAGGCCGCACACTCTTCGACGGTCCGCCCGCTACGCGCCGCATAAACTTCGGCCATGGCAGCATCGAACGGCGCAAGCCATTCCGACACCTGCGCCATGTCGTGCCGGTTGCCGATCGACAGCACCCAGCAGTTATGGATCATCAGAAAGGAGGCAGCGCCGATCTCGACGCGGTCGCCTGCCATCGCGATGATCGAGGCGGCACTCGCTGCCATCCCCATGATCTTGACCGTCACGTCCTGCGAATGTTCGCGCAGCACGTTGTAGATCGCGATACCCTCGAACATGTCGCCACCCGGCGAATTGATCTGCACCTCGACCGGCCGGTCGCCGATCGCGCGCAGCTGCCGAGCCACGGACTTGGCCGTAATGCCTTCCGACCAAAAGTCTTCGCCGATTGCGTCGAACATCGTGATCACGTTGTCGCCCGCCGCCAGAGCGCGCACTCCGGCCGCCTCGGCGTTCCAGCGCTCCATGACCTGCCCGTTCGACAGGGCGGACACCTTGCGATCCGCGGGGACGGGCAGAGCCGAAGGGCGAGCCATCGCCATGATGCCAAATCGTTCAAGCATTGTCGGTCACCTCGTTGCTCCAGGCCGGCCGCTGGCCGACCCCGCCCTCCATCGGGTTCATGTCCATCAGCTCGCGCGCCTCGTCGGCCAACATCCAACCACCCTGACCCGGGCCGCCGATGGCCTTGGACAGGAATTCCGCCTGGTCCTTCAGCGATCCGCGCAGCAGCGCCCCCTCGTTGAATTTGACGTAGAGGGTCTCGCGTTCGCTCTCCTTTAGGAGCGATCGCGCGACGACCTCCTCCCACGCGACGAACCACGGCATGAGGCAGTAGGTGATCAGCGACAGACCCAACTGCTCGATGCCGGTGCCCCAGCTCGTCTCGTCGAACATCAGCAGGGGCCGCGGAACGCCGGTAAACCGCGACACCTCCTCGGCTTGGTGCTTGCGCTGCGCCAGGCCTTCGGCATCCCTCCCGCTCGCCCCCAGAGGCTTCGCGGTCAGACCTTCTTCCGCGACGATCCAGCGGCCGGTATTCTCGACGCCCGCATAGCCATCCTGAAACTGATGCTTCAGCCGCTCGATCGCGGCCTCCGACAGCTGCTTAGGATGCTCCAGGACGCCGCCGACATAGGCGCCGTTCCGCAACAGCCGGGCGGCGGCCTCATCGGTGATTTCGGCCAGGCCAAGGGCTTCGGCGGCCATCCGCAAGAGACCGTGCCCGCGCAACCCGTCTTCCGACCACGGGCCCCGCAGGTCGAATATCTCCGACGGCTTGTAGATCCGCTCGCCCCCGGTCTTCGGGCGATACCGATACTGCAGGCTGAAATCGTCGGCCTGCTCGATCGTCACCCGCAGCGGATCGAGAGGCCACAGCGCCTGCGGCCCGCGGATGCCCGGCACCTTAAAGGCGAAGGCGTTGCCGTACAGAAGGGCCCGCCCCTGCATGAACGACTTGAACTGGTACGGTGTCTGCGCCGGATTCGGCTGAACCCGCAGAAGACGATGGACCGGGTGGTCGGTTGCCTTCTCCCGCGAATTGTCCGCGCCCCGGCGAAACAGGTTGAGCGGCAGCATGCCGATCGTGCCGACGATGACGTTGACCGCCCGGTTGAACGTCGCGTTCCGCATCGCGGAATACTCGCTAACCGTCCGCCCGGCCTTGCTGGTCATGCCGCCTCGGAGAAAGTCAGGCAGGTGTTCGTCGCGCAGGTTGATGGTCGAGTAGGCCTGTACCGCCCCGCCACCCTGCGCCAGACGCGCGATACCCGCCCCCTCGGCCGGCACCGGCGCATCGGGCGCTGGCGCGCCGAAAAGCCTGTCGAGCCAGCCCATCAGATCACGATCATCCCGCGCGTCTCATAAATCGACGGCACGTTGTCGTTGGCCGCGACGGGCCCGGCCTCCAGCATCTGCACGGCATTGAGCATGGCGATCAACGGGTCGATTTTCCCCGCGCCGGCCAGTTGCTTGCTGATGTACAAGTTGCTGCCTCTCAACTCGGCCCGCGCGTTCGATACGCACCAGGCCATCAGGGCCGACCCGTCATGCAGCAGCATGCCGTCGCCCAGCTTGAACTCGACTGTCTTGATCGTGCCGGTCAGGCCCACGCCCTGCCGCACCGGGGTGATCGAACCGCCCCGCTTGGTAACCTCGTCGTATGTCTCGAACCCCGATGCGACGAGCGCATCGACCAGTGCGCCCATGCCCCAGCTATCGACACCCACCGCGCCGACCTCGGGCATCAGCCCCGCGTCGAAGATCCGCTTCATCAGCCGGGCGACCTGGTCGACGATCTCCTGTCCGGTCGTGACGATCGTCAGATCGCCATCGGCCGCAAAGCCGCGGAGCGCCGGGGCGATATCCTTGCGCCGCTCCAGCGCGATTTCCAGCGCCCAGGCATGCGCCCAGGTCAGCCACCGGCCGGTGTCCTTCTCGCGCCCAGCGACCGCCGCGCCGAACAGGTCGTCGCGCCCGCCGCCGTCGATACCGGCCACCACCACCTCGCAGCGATCGAGCAGCGATTCCAGCGTCAGGTCCGGATCGGCGGCTTCAAGCCAGAAGTCCGCCGCGGCCCACCGATCCCGGCGGAGCCGCAGCCCGATCTCGACATTCAGGTGCTTGGCGAGGAAGACCTGCAGGCTCTCGCCTTCGCCGGTCTGCGCCATCGCCAGCTGCCGCTCCAGCCAGTCCTGCGTCACCGACCGCCCGATCGACGGGTTGGTGACGTAGAACATCGCCGGGTCGAGGTACGCCTCGGCCTCCAGCAACGCCTCGGGCCATTCGTAGAGCACGCCCATGCTGGCCGGATCCTCGATCACCCCGTCCCGCACGTCGCGGAAATAAGCGAGCTTGGCCTTGAACACCCCGGCCGGCGGCTCGTCGGAATGCGTCGTGATGTAGATCACGAAGCCCTCTTGCCGCGTGGCGAGGCCGCCCGTCGCTTCGCGCAGCATCGCCTCGGCCTTCGGGTTCTTGCCGAACAGCCACAATTCCTCGACCAGGACGAAGCCGGCCTTCTTGCCGCCGACGACGCCGCTGTCGGCCGCGACGATCTTCAGCTCCGCCTTCGTCACCCGGTGCCGGATCGTGCGCTGGTGCTCGATCACGTGCAGCAGATCCGACAATTCCGGATCCGCGCGCACCATGCCGGATGCGGGGCCGAAACTGTTGCCCGCGATCTCTATCGTCGGCGCCAAGATCAGCAGCTCCTGGTGGTGCCGCCAGTTCACGATCAGCGCGGTAAGCATGATGCCCGCCGCGATCATCGACTTGCCGTTCTTCTTGCTGATCAACAGCATGAACTCGTTGATCAGCCGCGCGCCGCTCAGCGGGTCCTCCGCCCCGAAGATCGCGGCGACGAAGTCGAACACGAACTCGTCGCAGATCTCGCCCAGCGTCGGGTAGGTTCCGTCTTTCTTTTGCGGCAGGTCGGTGACCTGCAACGACTTGAACACGCCCAGCGCGTCCGCCGCCTTGTCCGGGAACAGCGGCGCCACCGGCACCAAGCTGTCGCCCGCTACGATACGCTCCGCCCAGTCCGGGCAGGAGGTCGTCCACTTCGGCATCGGCGTCCTACTGGATCATCGCCGGCGGCGGTTGCCGCGTGCCGAAGCGCCCGGCCACACCGGCCGCCGCCTCCTTCTGCTGTTCCTTTTTGCCGAGCCGCGGGGCCGGGGCCGCGACCTTGCCGCGCTCCTGGACCTTTTCGCTGAGCGCCCGCTGCTGCTCGGCGTGCACCATCGCGGCTAGCGCCTTCTCGGCGGCAACGTTGCCCTCCTCGGCGGCCTTGTTCAGGCGGGCGAGCTGGCGACCTTTGAGCATCAGCGGCGCGTGGCCCGCGTTCGCGATCTCGTTAAAATAATGCTTGTAGAACGTCGGCTTGCTGACCTTCAGGACTCGCGCGATCTCGATCGGCTTGCGCCCGCACGCGAACAGCAGGTTCACAACGTCGGAATTCTCCCGGGTCCAGACATGCGCCGGCCGCCCCCGCCCCTTCTCCGGCAACACTGGCAGGCCGAACAGGTCAACCTGCCCGTCCGAAATTCCATCGCCCAAGAAAAAAATCCCCAGATGAGACGGGATGCGGTCTAGGTGCCGTCAACCCCCTGAACTTTCGACCACCCCCCGTCCTGCCTCGCCTCGCACCCGCCGCGCCTTGGCCTCGGCCGTCTTGCGGTTGTGGCAGGGCGTGCAGAGCCAGTCCGCCTCCTCGAAGGGAGGGAAGTCCGCCCCGCCGTCCGACCGCTCGACCCGGTGGTCGAGGATCAGCCGCTGCGTCGCCCCGCACACCTTGCACCACACGCCGCCGTGCTGAGCCCGCGTCCAGTCCCGATGCCGCCGCCGATAGTCGAGCCACTCGGCCGACTGGTAGAACCCCTCGGCGACCTTCGGCCTTGCCCGCACCCGCGACGCTGGCCGCCCGAGCCGCGACGGCATGGCCTTGAGCCGACCCACGTGCGCGCTCCTGACGAAAGGGAGGCGACTGCGGCCAGCCACCACAATGGGGGGAAACTGGCCGGGCGCAGTCGCCAAGTCTGGGAGAGGATACCCCGAGGCCGACACAGGCCCGCCTCAGCGTATCTCCTGATACCCCCGAAAAGGTGGGTAAACGAACACCCAATATTTCACTGGGTAAATGGAAACGGCTTGACAGCTTACCCGCAGGACTTCTGCGGGTTACAGAGCCGCAACTGGGTAAATGGCCCCGTCACGCCGCCGCCCCGGCACGATCACGACCTCGCTCCATGGCCACAGCCACCTTCCCGATCGCCCGCTCGTACCGCATCCGCAAGGCATCGCTGGTCACCACGCACCGCTTGCCGCCCTCGGCCACCCAGATCCGCTCCCAGCGGAACACGTCGCCGCGCGGGTCGAGCTTGGCGATCAGCACCCGGCCGACAAGCCGCCGGTGCTCCTCCGGCACGGCCAAGCAGGCGGCCTGCGGGCCCAGCATCATCCGGTCCAGCACCGCCATCTCCTTGCGCCCCAACTGCCGCCGCGGCTCGGCATCGCCGCCATGGCCCTGCCCATCGCCATAGTCGCCCGCCCGCACGTCGCGCACGATATCCGGCCACCCCTGCCCACCGCGCAGCCAACCCCGCTCCTTGTCGGGCATCGCGCCCAGGTACTCCACCGCCGCCAGCATCGCATCCTCCGCGTCCTGCCAGGTCACCACCTGCGAAAGCTCAACCCCCATATCTTGATCCTTTTCTACAGACAGACAGACAGATAGTCGGAAACCCTACGCACATGCGCGCCCGCGCCCGCACGGACCAAACCCCGCAGAAACTGTCTGTCTTTCTGTCAACTGTCTGTAACCCGCAGCCAGCGTGGCTTTGCGAGGACGGACAGTCACAGACAGACAGATGGTTTCCCCTCGCCGCAATCCCGGTGGCCAGCCCCGACGCCGCCCCATCATCCCGCCACCGCCGCCGAAACCGTCGCCCGCCGCCCGAAAAGACAGACAGTTGCCGAAACTGTCTGTAACTGTCTGTCCCACATCTTGTGGTGCAGAGGCACAGGCAGGCCCGCGCCGATCAGTCATCGAACCCGTCCCAGTCGCCGTCGGCCTGGTCGTCGTGGCCGCTGGCGCCCCAGTTGCCGGGCGTCCGGTCGGGCGCGCCGCCCGCCACGTCACCGCCGCCCTGCACACCCGCAGGCGGCAGCGACAGCTCGTCCGCCGTGCGCAGCCGGCACCCCTTGCGGATCACCTTGCCTTGCGCGTTCTTGGCCTTGGCGAGCTGCTTGTCGCCCAGCGCGCGGCCAAAGGCCGTGCTGGTCATGATCTCGCGATCGCCGACGGCGTTGTCCTCGCAGAACTGCTTGTAATCGGCGTAGAGATCGGCCGAGAGCGCGCGGGCTTCCGGGTCGTCCGTGGCGACCCTTTCCCCGAACCATTCACCAAAAGGGTTGCTGGATCTCCGGTAATCCTCGATCGCCGCGCGCACCGTCTCGGGCGGGATCAGGCCGTGGCTCAGCCACATCAGCGTGCCCTGCACCAGCCACCCCAGCACCCCCTCGGCCTCGGCCAGCAGCCTGCGGCCCACGGTCTTGTCGGCCGCACCCTTGAACTGGTGCGGAAACTCGATGACGACGATGCGCCGCCAGATGCCGTCGTCGTCGCCGGAAATGCGCGGTTTGCGGTTGCACTCGAACACGATGGCAAAGCGCGGCCGATACTCGAACACCGCGCCATGCAGTTCGCGCGCGCTGATCGGCTGACCGCCGGTCACCTGCTTGACCCGGCCTTCATCGATCATCGCCCCGATGCGCGGCTCGCTGGTGCAGACAAGCCGCACGTCGCCGGCAAGCCGAGCCATGTCGGGCGAGGCTTCCGCCCCGCTGCGCGCCGCCCCGTGCAGGAACGATTCGACCGCCGCCGTCGCGCCATAACCGCCCAACACCTCGCGCAGCACGTCCATCGTCGTCGACTTGCCGTCGCCGCCCTTGCCCTGCAGCAGGAAGATGCACTGCTCGCTGATCTCGCCGGTCAGGGCATAGCCCATGCACGACTGGAAATAGCTGCGCACATCGGGCGCGGGTAGCACCGTCTCCATGTGCCGGGTGAACTCCGGGCATTGCGCCCGCGGTTCCCACGCCACCTCGCTCATGCGGCTGATCCGGTCTTCGGGATCGTGCGCGTCGAGCCTTACCGCCCACCCGTCGGGCCCTTCGAAGAACCGCAAGGTGCCGTTGGCGACATTGAGCGCCATCGTCTCGGAATCGAAATCGTCGCGCGTCGCGGCCAGTTTCGACTTCGCCTGCGCCAGCGCGGCCGTCGTCTTGTTCGCGTTGCCGGACTGGACGGCGTGCTTGTACAGGGCAGAGGCGCGCTCTTGCAGCATCGTCTTCTTGCCCTGGTCGGTTTCGGTCTCCGCCGCTTCGTCCAGCGCCGCCGCCTCGATCGGGATGTGCCGCGCCATGTCGTGCGCCAGCTGCTGCGACAGCCGGGCACCGTCCTCGGCAGACCAACGCCGCCCGTCATAGGCGCGCCAGTGATCCTCCACCCACAGCAGCTTGCCGCCGGCCAGATCGATCAGCCGATCCGCATTGCCAAGGTCGTTGAGCTCGTACCAGGCCATCTTTTCCGGCTCGGCCACCGGCACGGGGATCGATCCCCCTTTTCGCTGCGTCATCGGGTCCCCTGCCTATCCCTTGTCTTCCAGCGCCCGGCGCGTCTGCATCGCGGCAAACCGCGCGGCATCGAGCGCGCGGCCCTTGGCGTTCGTTTTCTTCGTGGGCGGCGTGAACACCGCCGCCAGCTTCGGATCCTCGGTCGGCGACCGCTGCGCCCCGTCGTGCGCATCGAACGTCGCGCGATAGAGGTCGAAGGTCGCCTCACCCGCCCGCATCGCGTCCTCGCCGTGCTTGGCGCACTTCTCGAACCAGCGGACGGCGACAGCGATCTGCTTGGCCTCGAACCCTTCGGCCCCAGCCATCTTCTTGCGATCCGATTCCTGCGCCCGCAGCGCCGCGATCTCGGCCCGCAGGTCGAGGAGGAAGGCGATGTGCTCCACCAGCGCCTCGGCCGTCGCGGGATCGTCGATCCCCGCGATCTGCTCGGCCAGCATCGACGCGGCCAGCGCCGCCGCATCGGGCCGCAGCTTCGTCATGGCCTCGCTGACGTCGGCACCGTCGAGCGCCGCTTCGTAGATCGCCAGCTCGGCATCGGCCAGCTCCCGGTCCGCCGGTGCCAGCGCCCGCCGCGCGATCACCTTGCGGATGATGGCCGGCGAAAAGCCGCAGGCCTTGGCCTCGGCATAGATGTCGCGGCGATCCTCCTGCAGTCCGGCGATTTCCTCGCTGACCCGCTCGATCCGCTCAACGAACAGGCGCAGGGCGTCGGCTGTGTCGTTCATGGCTGGGCCTCTGTCATTTTGCTCCAATAGTCCCCGTCACCCTCCGCGAAGTGGAGGGCGCGGACCATATCCGGGGTCAATGCGCATCCAGTCCCACGCTTCATCGCGCAAATGACGCGATTCACGGCGGCTTCGTAATGTCCTTCATGATCCCAAGATTGGCGTTTGGGCCTGCCGGTCATGGCTGGGTCCATTCGATGATCGGGCTTTCATAGGGCAGCATAAGCGGGTGCTTCGGGTGCCCGCACTTGGCGGCCGGGCCGATGCAATACGGGTCCAGTCCCGCGCCAGAGATCATGGTCAGCACGTTGAGGAAGCGATTGCGGACGCGGAGCGGCTGCTTCGACAGCGGCCCCCAAGCGATGATCGCCTGATCGGCTTCCGCGAGCATTTGGATCAGGTGGTTGTCGTTCTCCGGCCCGACCGGATCGGCCACCTTGCCGAGTTCGCGCACGTCGGTCGCGCGGTAGGCGAAAAGGTTGCCGACGATCAGCTTACCCCACCTGTTGCGCCGGCCGAAGCCGATCAGCTTGCGAATGGTCGCGTCATTCTCGGTGGCGTCAGCGGTGGAGGGGTTGACCATGATAACGGCGGTCGCGCCACCCCCGACAGTGTTGCGTTCGAGCCGGTAGCGGTAGCGTCCGCAGTCGGAGATGATCGCGGTCATGGATACCCCCAACTTTCGGAGATGCGGCGCCACTCGACATTGCCACCACTCCGCCCGCTCAATTGGCTCAACGGCGTCCCGATCGGTTGGGGATGCGGGTTGCAACCGGGGCAGTCCGCGTCAGCGTCCGCTATGATTCCGGGATAAAGCCACTTGTCGCCGTCGGGCAGGTCAGGCCCGATTCCGCAGGCAAAGCGGCGGTGGCTGTTCAGCGAACTGTCGTCGACACGAATGTGGATCATCAAACCCCCTCCCTCGCCAGATCCCCGAAATCCGCGCCCATCGGCGGACGCTTGACGCTCACCCGCGCCCCGGTCGCGCGCCAGGCCGCACTGGCGAGCCGACCGCACAGCTCGGTCCGCTCGGCCCCGCTGAGGTCGCGCTTCACCGGCACCGCGCGCGGATGCTCGCGCACCGTGCGGTCCTTCAGCCCCTTCATGTCGGCATCAACGCCCACCAGCACGCGGGACTCGCCCGGCCAGCACAGCATAGCGCGGCCCGGATCTGGGCGCGGATCGTAAAGCGGCACCGCGCCCGCCCGGTCCTCCAGCGGATAGCCCTGCAGATTGTTGAGGCTGAGCGCCGCCACCCCCCGCGTCACGCCTTCCCGCGCCAGGAAGGCCAGCGTCGTCTCGATCCCCTCGGCCACGGCCAGCGTATCGGCACCGACGTGCCCGGCATCCGCCGACCAGTCGCCCAGCAGCACCCCGCCGCCCGCCGTTCCGCCGAACATCTTGCGCCCGGCTTTGGTCCGGCCCTCGTCGGCCAGATACGTCACGTGCAGCCCGATCGGCGCGAAGCCGATGACGCACGCGCCCTCCAGGATGGGCGCCTCGATCGCCGCGATCATCGCCGGGCCGAACCGCCTCGGCTCTTGCCCCACCGGCCACGCTCCGGTCGGCACCCGCGGATGAAACCGCAGCTGCTCCAGCACCGGACTGTCGGGCCCCGGATGCACACCGCGCGTCCGCAGCCAGGTCTCGACCGGCGTCCGCCACCCGGCCACCGGACGCAAACGCCAGATGAACCGCGCCACTTCGATCGACGGCACGAACTCCGGTCCGTCACGTTCACCCCGCCGCCCCTCGCGCCGCTCCGGCGCAGACCGGGGCACTTGGCCCGATGGCAGATCGCCCAGACCCGCCTCGCCGATCAGCACCCGCGCCGCGTCCAGGAACGCCATGCCGTCGTGCCGCATCAGCCAGGCCAGCTGGTCGCCATGCGCCCCGCAGCCGAAGCAGTGATAGAACCCCTTGTCGTCGTTGACCGTAAAGCTGGCCGTCGACTCGTCGTGGAACGGGCATAGGCCCTTGAACTCGCGCCCCGCCCGCGACAGCCGCACCGACCGCTTGACCAGATCCGACACCTCCACCCGCGCCTTCGCCTCGGCGAGCACACCGGGATCGATCGCCGGGGATGAACCGGATGCGCCGCCACTCATTTCGGCACACCCAGCTTCGCGCGCAGCTCGGCCACCTTGGCCCGCGCGCGCGGCAGGTCCATCCCCTCGCCCGCGACGGTCAGCTCCATGCCGATCTGCCCGATGACCGCGGCCTCGCGGAACAGCGCATACAACTCGGCGCGGCCCATCATGGTCGGCCCGATGTCCTCGTAGGCGCTCACGCCGCCATCTCCCCGCGCGCCGCCTTGCCGTCGCGGCAAGAGCACACGTCGACCCGGCACCCGCACCAGGAACACCCGGTGTGATAGTGCAGCACCGCCAAAGGCCTTTTCGGCGACGAATCGTGCAGCGCATCGTGCAGCCGGAGCCGCTTGGCCGTCAGAGCCGTCCGCCGCCCCGTCGCCACGATTTCGATGACCCGGCGATTGGCATGCCGATGGATGCGGATCACGCCGCTCGTGTCGAGCGCGGCGACAACACCCGCCGCCTTCGCATGCGAACACCGCAGCCAGTCCGCCACGTCGTCATTCGTCGGACACGGCCGCTCCGCCAGCGCCGCCCGCTCCAGCAGGGTGAGCGCCTTGCGCTCCCATGGCGTCAGATCCGTCATGCCGCTTCTCCACTCCGGCCCATCAGTGCGCCCTGAACGCGATGCTGCGTTCCGAATGCCAGCACAGCGCGCACGTCGCGCAACAGTCGGTCGCCCCGGTTTGCGCCGGGCACAGGATGGCATCGGTGATGGCGGCCTCTGCGGCGATGACCCGCGAGGCCCGGTTCTCATGCGGCTGCCCGGAAAAGCGGATCGCCGCCCGCTGCCACCCGAAATCCGCCGCCAGCATCGCCACGGCCCGGCCGATCGGTTCGCGCGGATCGCGCGCGGTAAACCCGAACACGTGCAGCGCAGGGAAGCGCCGCAACGCCTCCGACCAGGTCGCCACGTACTCGGGCGAATAGAAATCCCCCAGCACGTGCAACCGCACCATGAACCCGGCCGGGTGCCGCTCCTGCAACTCCGACATTTCGATCAACAGCCGCGCCTCCAGATCGGGCCCATGCTCGATCCGCTCCGCCGCCTGCATGTTGTTGCCATAGCAGCGCAGCCATTCGCGGCACTCGCGCGGGCAGCTCGCCCGCTCTTCAAGCGTCAGGGTATAGATCGGCCATCCCCGGCGCGGCCCCTTGGCCACCGTCTTGCCGATCTTCCGGCTGTTGTGCCCGCTCTTGAGCAGCCGGTTCAGTTCATCGGGCGCAAAGACGCGACTGGGAAAGATCGACCGACCGCCCCGGGCAGACGGATGATAGGCGGGCAGCACGATGCCGTGCCCCCTCGGCGCGACGGAGCCGAAGCGCCGCATGCTCGAAGCCGCGCGCGTCACGCCGCTTCATCCATGAATTCGGCGAGCAGCTCGGCCCAAGCCTCGCGCAAGACAACCTCGCTCGCAGCCGCAAAGCGCAGGTTCGGATCGTCGGCGCGCTTGCGCATGATCTCGCCGCGCCAATCCTCTTGCGTGACCGCGCCGATCATCTCGACCAGCATCACGCGGAACTCATCATCGACGACGAACCGCCCATATTCATCCGCGACAACGGCCGCGATGCCGGGAAACAACGATCCGGCATAGCGCAGCACGCTGCCGCGCCACGCATCCGCCAACACCCTCAGCGCCAGCCTGGTCACATCCTCGCTGTGGCGGCGCCAGCTCGCTTCGATACCGCCGATGTTGGAAACCATGCCGGGCTTCCACGACACGTAGTTCTGATGCGGCGCGACCGACAGACCCGCCGCCTCGATCGCCGAAACGATGCCCGTCGCTTCCTGATCGCCCGCCGCAACGGCTGCCTTGAACAGGTCGATTTTCGACAGCGCGCGGCGCTGCACGTTCATCGCCACGAACGAAGCGGCTTCGTCGGCGCGGCTGTCGTAGGACGACACCACGCAGGGCAGGTCGTACAGGTCCCGCCGAGCCCGAGCGGCCTCAAGCCGGTGCTGGCCGTCCACCACCCACAGTGACCCGTCGGCCCGCCGCGCTACCGCCAGCGGATGAAACAGCGCCCAGTCCCAGTGCATGGCGATCTTGCGGATCAGCGCCTTGCTGGAAGCGTTGTCGATCGACCGCTGGTAGGCGGCATCGACCTTCAGGTCGCCCAGGCGGCAATTCTCCAGACTGGGCCGAAGCCCGAGCGGAGGATTGACCTTCAACCGGGATGTTGCCGCCCGCGCCATCACGCCGCCTCAGGAGCCAGCCTGGGCCAGCCCAAGGTCGAGCCAGGAAGATGCCCCGGCTTGGGAAACTCCTCGGTCGGCGCATGCAGTTCGACACGGGGACGGGTCTGGTTGCGCAAAGCCAAAAGCCGCCCGTCCGGCTCGATCGCGACCAGCAGGTCGAGCGCTTCCCGCGCCTTTTCCAGATCGCCCGCAAAGACCGCTGCGAAGACTTCGTCGGTCATTTCCCTGTTGCGGTACATCGCCTCTCTCCTTCAGCGCATCGGGCCGACGATGGCGAGCGCCCCGTCGTCCACCGTGCGGCGGACAAGGGCGAACGACGTCGCATCGGCATGGTGAATGGTGACGCTGTCGCCACCGATCGCGGTAAGCACTTGGTCGAGATACTGGCTGTTGAAGCCGACCTCGAAACTGGCGCGCACGTCGGCCGGCACCTCCTCGGTCCCGCTGCCGACCTCGGCGTTCTGCGTCGAAACCACGATGATCCCGTCGCTCCGACCGATTCTGACGGTCCGGGTCTTGCCTTCGCCGACAAGGTCGATGCGCCGCACCGCTTGGCGCAGCATCTCCGGATCGACGACGATGGGATCGTCCACTTCGCACGGTATGACGCGGCGATAGTCCGGAAACGTCCCGTCGATCGCCTTGCCCAGCAGCGAGCATTCGCCCGCCGTCATGCGGATCTTCGAAGCGCTCCATTCCAGGTCGACGGAACCGGAGAAGTCGGCAGCGATCGACTGCGCCGCCATGCAGAACTTCGGACCCAGTATCAGGTCCGCCCCTTCTGCCGGAAAACGGGCATCGACCCGCGTGCTGGCGAGCGTATGTCCGTTGGTCGCGACAAGCCGCAGCATCCCGTCCGATCCTGCATGCCAGAGCGGCCCGTTCAGATAGTAGCGCGTCGGTTCAGTCGATCGTGACCACAGCACCCGAGCGAGCGCCGATGCGAGCTGCTGTCCCGGCATGGTCAGGCGATGGACCAGGTCTAGCGCAGGTATCTTGGGGAAGTCGGTGACCGGCAATGCGTTCAGCTTCCACCGGCTCCGGCCGGCTTTGACGGCCAGCTGCCGGTCTTCCATCGCCAGACTGATTTGCGCACCCTTGGCAGCGGCACCGGCCAACGCGGCAAGCCGCTTGGCCTCGACCGTTGTCGCCAGCTCGCCATCGGCTGACACAAGCGGCACGGTCTCGCAGTATTCGACATCAAGATCGGTGGTCAGCACCTGCAAGCCCGCTGACGTCGTCTCGATCCGCACGTTGGCGAGAATCGGAATGGTGTTGCTCGCAGCGACAATGGCCGCCGCCTTCTTGAGCGCCTTGGCCAGCGCACCGGCCTCCAGAACGACGCTCATGCTGCCTGCTCCGCGGCATTGGCTGCATCCCAGACCGCCCCCGCATCCAGCGCCGCCAGAGCGCAGGTCAGGGCCATGCGCAGTTCCTCGGCCTCGCCGCGAGTCAGCACCTTCACCGACACGACCTGCCCATCCTGCCGCTCTATCAACTCGACAACCGGACCAGGCAGTGGACACTCGGGGCGCGGCGTGGGGCAGGCCAGCGCCACATAGCTGCGCGCAAAACCGTATTTGATCCTCACCTCACCCATGTTCAATCTCCCCGGATATGTCCGCACTCGACTGCCCCGTCGCGACGATCGTCACGATGCGCGTCCGCGTGCGCCCGGCCTGTTCGAACCGGATCAGCCCCATGGTTTTCAGCCGGGTCAGCGCGTTCTTGGCAGCGTACCGGTCATCGAGATCGAGCCGCTCGGCGATTTCGCCGTTGCTGGGGCAGCACCGCCCGGCGGCGACGTCGCGGAACAGCAGGGCATAGACCCGCCCGTCCCGGCTCTCGCGCCAGACATCGTCGCGCGGCGGACTGCCCGCGACCTGCCGCCCACCGGCAGGCCGACCGCCATCGTTCGCACCCTCGCCCGGCGAAGGCGCCCGCGCCCGCGCGCAATATTCGAAGCAATGCGCCCGCTCGGCGCGCCGCTGAAACAGGTGCACCCGGCCCTCGCCATGCCAGCGCAGCGCAAGCCGCTTGGCCGCGTGATCGCCCAGCATCGGCCCGGTGGCATAGACCAGCACCTCGCCCGGCCGCGCCGTCGCGATCCATCGCGCCATGTCGCCCGCCTCGGCATATTGCGTCAGCGCCGGGATGACGAACTGAGCGGCTCCCCCCTCCCACATGTCAGTCTCCCGCGATCGAATCGGAGGGAACAAGCCGACGCAGCTGCGCATCGATCGCATCGCGCACGTCTTCCAGCTGCCGGCGATTGTTGCGCACGTCGCCTAGGTCGAAGCTGCCATCCTCCAGCGCACGGCTGATCCGCACACCCAGGTCGAGCACCGCCGTGAGCGTCGAATGGTCGCAGGCACCGCCGGGGCGGCTCGCTTCGCAAAGCCGGTCGAACGGTCCCGTGAACCGCCCGTTCCACTCCCGCTTGCCCCGGCCAAAGGTCACCGCATTCATGGTCGCGGTGCCCTCGGCGTACTTCGCCGCCTGGTCGTCGCTGACGCCCAGCACCGCGCCGACATCGGCCCAGGTCAGCCCGTCCTCCACCTTGATCTGGTGCAGCGCCGACCCGATGGCATCCAGCGCGCCGGAAGCGGAAAACGCCGGCCGTTTCCCGACGATCACCCGCCCGCTCATGCGCTATGTCCTTTGGCATGAACTGCGACCGACAATCCCCTGCGCGACGCGATGGGTGCCCCGCCGCTGACCGACTTGATCTGCGCTGGGTCCAGCACCTCGCCTTCAAGGGGCGCGCGGACTCCGACGATCTTTGCCTTGTCAATGCTGAGGATCATGCTGCGTCCTCGAGATCGACCCACGATTGCATCGGGATTTCTCCATTCGTGTGGCGTTCGATTTGGGCTGCCACCTCGAGCGTCGGGCGAAGCTTGCCCTGTCGAATCCGGTTCACGATCGACCGGTCCTTGCCGATCAGCGCGGCAAGATCAGCGTCGCTGATCTTGTTTCGCTCCATGTAAGTTGCGAGAGGTGTCATGATGGGCGGACGATGTGCATCTATTGCACAAAGGTCAAGCCCTATATGTGCAAAATATGCTCAAGACTTTCGTGTGCGCCGCTTGCACAACGGCAGCGTGGACACCCGCTGGATAAAAGATCGCAAGAAAGCGCGCGGCATAACTGATGCCGCCTTGGCTGATGCGCTGGGCGTCGAGCGCTCGGTCGCCAACAAGATCGTCAACGGCAAGGTTGAGATAAATGCTCGCCGCGTAGAAGCTCTGGCCGAGCTTTTGGACGTGTCGCGTGACGAGATGCTTTTCCGCGCGGGGATTACTAGCACCAGGATGGAACCGGAGATTGTCTCTCAGGTCCCCTCATCCGAGCTTGTTCAAATTCAGAAGCTGGACCTCTCCCTCTCAATGGGACCGGGCACGTTGATTGACGGTTACGTCGAGGCGGAGCCCGTCACCTTCGACCTGGCCTTTATCCGCGCCATCACCCGCTCGCCGTCGGACAAGCTGCGTCTCGTCACCGGCATCGGCGACAGCATGTACCCCACCCTGAACTGGGGCGATGCGATCATGATTGATACCGCCGATCGCCAGCTCGCTCGGCAGGACGGGATATATTGGATCGATCTGTACGGCGCCGCCGGCATCAAGCGGCTGCGCACCATCGGCCGCGATCGGGTGCTCGTCATATCCGACAACCCCGCTATGGCCGATCAGGAAGTCGACACCGCCGACCTGCGCATCGAAGGCCGCGCGATATGGGTGGCTCGGGGGCTCTGATCGTGACCACTCCTGCTGATGACCAGACCACGCTCACCGATGTCGAAATGGATGACATCCGCGCCAGGATAGTCGCCAAGATCAGGGGCGGCGGTCGCTGCGAAATGTGCGGCTCGACCAAATGGGGCGCTGGCCGCTACCTCACCGCGCCGACGATCTACGATGCGCGCGGCGAAGTCGCGAAAGCAGATCCGGGCAAGGTCGCGGCGCTGTTCGCATCCCTCACATGCCGGAACTGCGGCAACACCAAGTTCTTCGACATCCGACTTCTCGATTTTGATGTGGCGAAAGGTGCGGATCACGATGGCTGAACCGACGATAGTGGATATCGGCACGCGAACCGCCTATATTCCCACGGCAACCCCCGAACGGGGCGGGGGAACGGAGCCGCCTGATATGGAATCGCGCGTAAATCGACTTGAGGACCGTTTGGACAAGCTGATTGACCGGGTCGGGTCGGTCGAAGTCAGTGTGGCGACTTTGTCTGAGCGCGTGTCGCATCTTCCCAGCAAGACTTATATCGACACACGTCTCGCCGGTATGTTGGCAGTGATCGCCGCGCTGATCGCCTTCGGAGACAAGATTCAAGCTTTCGTCAACTGAGCCTTCCACCCCTCTCCCTTGCAGTCGTCGGGATTGATTTTCCCAACAAGCGCGGCCCGTCGCGGCGCTTCGAACTGGCCATGTGCGCACCGGGCGAACCGGTCGAGCTGCGTCCCGAGCCGAACAACCCCGCCGACCCCCGCGCCGTCGCCGTCTTCAGCGCCCGCGGCATCCAGCTGGGCTATCTCACCGCAGAACGCTGCAGGCGCATCGGCTCACTGATTCGCGCCGGCACCCCAATTCACGCCATCTATCAAGGGGCAGGACCATCGTGCGCGTGGATCCGCGCCAGCTTCGACGGCACGATTCCGGAAATTCCCCGGCAACCGTCGGAAGCCCCAACCACCCCGGATTTTTGGCCCGACGAGGAGTATGATTAAAGGCATAGTGCATATCTTGCACTTTTAGCTTGCACATTATGTGCACTTGGTGCACTTCTCCGCTTGCCAAAGCTTGCTGGAGAACACCATGCTCGAATCCAAGTCCGAATTCCCGTTCGCGGGCTCGACCGCCTTCCTGAAGCCGGAGGGCCGCGAGCTGCGCGTGATCCAGCACCAGTGCGACGGCCGCCTCTTGGTCCAGCGCGTCGGCCCCGAATGGGACCGCTCGCAGCGCGCCACCGGCACGATGACGGTCGAGCGCACCGACGTCACCGCCACCCGCGACGAAGCCATCATCGTCACGAAGCGCGGTCGGAAAGCTGCCTGAGATGGGCTTCCTCGAAACCTACTGGCGCGAACTCACCGCCACCGCCTTCGGCATCGCCTGCATGGCGCTCGTCATGAAGGCGGCCGCGCTGTGAACCCCCGCGCTCAAGTAGCCGCAGGCGGTAGCGCAGAAGGAAGCCCCCGCCTTCATTGCGCCGACGCGCATGCCACCCCGCCCGCCGACCTGGGCGAGCTGGTCCGCACCTTCACCCCGCAGGACTGGCGCACGTGCCTGATCGGCGCGCCGCTGCTCGTCGCCGTCTTCGGCTGCCTGCCGTTCCTGTTCCTTGTGATCGAGGAGATCGCCCGATGATCCGACCCGAACGGCTCCACACCGACCCGAACGGCCACCCCTGGCCGGAATACATCCAGCACGAGATTGAGGCGAACCGCTACGACCGCCCCCTCGGCGCAGACCGCATCCGCTGGGGCTGGTGGCTCGTCGCCGCCCTGCTCAGCGCCACCATGTGGGGCGGCATCGCCCACCTGCTGGGGCGGCTGTGATGGGCGTCGATTGGCACAACAAGATTGCACCGGATGTGGTGAACCGGCTGATCCGCGAGGGCCAGAGTGAGAGTGACACGATGGTCGCGCTCGAAAGCATCGTGCTCGGCGTCATGGCTTTTTATCGCCCGGCACCCCGGCACGCGGGCGAGTTTCTAGATACGATGACCGCGCGCGTGATCGACCGCCTCGGCGAAATGGATATCGGCCGATGATCCCCAAGCGCCACCCCAAAACTACGAGATATCTTGGCGCACCAAAGGGGTGGAATGCCGAGACAGATGGCCCCTGCGGCCACCTCTCCATTTGCGACGATCGCGGAATGATGCTCTCCCGGTGGGAGCCGACGCCAGACGAGCTCGCCGTCCTGAACGCCGGAGGCGCAGTAGAATTGGCCGTGGTCGGCCATGCGCACCCGCCGGTCTCGCTGATCGTCGTGAGGTGTGATCAATGACAGACCTCCCCCGCTTCGCCACCGAAGAATTCACACGCCGCCGCACCAACGCGCGCCGCGCCGTCGAACGCTGCCGGATGACCCTCAGCCAAGCGGAGCAAAAGATGCTGTTCTGGGCGGTCATCACCGTCCGCGCCGGCGGCGATCTGCCCGAGGACATCCGCAATCAGCTCCACCGCGCTAAAGTAGCCGGAGGCGATAGCGCACAACCCACATGGTGGGAACTCACCCCGCAAGGCACCGATCCGGCGCTGTTCCTGACGCACGCGCTCCGCGAACTCCAGCGCGCGGCCACCGCCGCCCTGATCAAGCACACGGCGACCACAGAGGACACGGACCGCACCCGCGGCATCCTCGCCCTCTATAACCAGGTCGCCGCCCCCGTCCTCGGCCCGCTCCCCCTGCAAAAGCGGGCCGAGGACACCCCGGCCATGAAGGAAGCCGCCTGATGCGCGACTGGCTCCGCCGCGAGGCACCCGCAATGAAGCAAGGCGCCCTCTGCGCCACCATTGCCCTCGCGACGATGGTCGTCTGTGTCTGGGGATGGTGATGGACTGGCTCATCGTCGACAACTTCGCCGGTGGCGGTGGCGCTTCCACCGGGATCGAGGCGGCGCTGGGCCGCAGCGTCGACGTGGCGATCAACCACGATGCCGAGGCGGTCGCCATGCACCGCGCCAATCATTCCGGCACGCGCCACCATTGCCAGTCGATCATGGCGATCGACCCGCAAGAGGCCTGCACCGTCGATGGCCGCGTCCGGCCCGTGCTACTCGCGTGGTTCAGTCCCGACTGCAAGCATTTCAGCAAGGCCAAGGGCGGCAAGCCGGTCGAGAAGCGGATCCGCGATCTCGCATGGATCGTCGTCCACTGGGCCAAGCGCCTGGGTGAAAATCGGCCGCAGGTCATCATGCTGGAGAATGTCGAGGAATTCCGCACATGGGGTCCGCTCGGCGACGACAACCGCCCCTGCCCCGATCGCAAGGGGCAGACGTTCGAGGAGTGGGTGCGCCAGCTGCGCCGTCTCGGCTACAAGGTGGAATGGCGCGAACTGCGCGCCTGTGACTACGGCGCGCCGACGAGCCGCAAGCGCCTGTTCCTGATCGCCCGCCGCGATGGGAAGTCGATCGTCTGGCCCGAACCGACGCACGGCCCCGGTCGCCCTCGCCCGTGGCGAACTGCGGCAGAGATCATAGACTGGTCGCAGCCCTGCCCCTCGATCTTCGAACGCGCGCGACCACTGAAGGCAAACACCTGCCGCCGCATCGCCGCTGGCATCGTTCGCTACGTCCTCGATGCGGCCGACCCGTTCATCGTTCCGCTGACCCATCATGGCGCGGCCGATCGCAGCTATCCTGTCGGCGAACCGATCCCGACCATCACCGCCGCCCACCGCGGCGAGATGGCGGTCGTCGCGCCGACGTTGATCCAGACCGGCTATGGCGAACGCGACGGGCAGGCCCCGCGCGTTCCCGGTCTCGACAAGCCGCTCGGCACGATCGTCGCAGGCGGCGGCAAGCACGCGCTCGTCGCCGCGCACGTCATGACGATGCGCAACAGCGGCAAGCCCCACACGGCGATTGACGAGCCGACCCATACGATCACCGCCGGTGGCGCGCACCAGTACCTCGTCGCGGCCTTCATGGCCCAGCACAACGGCGGCAACGGGGCCGCGCCCCGGTCGATGGCGGATCCCGTCTCGACCCTGACGGCCCGATGCACCCAACAGCAGCTCGTCACCTCGAACCTGATCAAGCTGCGCGGCACCAGCACCGCGCAGGCCAGCGACGAACCGCTCCATACGATCAGCGCCGGCGGCACCCACTTCGCGGAGGTTCGCGCCTTCCTGATCAAGTACTACGGCAACGAGGTCGACGGCCACGGCCTCGACAGGCCGCTCGGCACGGTCACTACCCGAGACCGCTACGGTCTCGTAACGGTCTCGATCGACGGCGAGGAGTACGCGCTGGCCGATATCGGCATGCGGATGCTCACCGCGCGCGAACTCTTCAATGCGCAGGGTTTCCCGCCCGACTATCGGATCGACTGCCCCGGCCCGAACGGCAAACCGCTGACGAAGACCGCGCAGGTCCGGATGTGCGGCAACAGCGTCTCGCCAGTCATCCCCGAAGCGCTGGTCCGCGCCAACCTGCCGGAACATTGCGCTGCGATAGAAAGCGCCGCGGCATGAACGCCCCCGCGCGCATTCCGCTGGCCGACGATCCGCTCGACGTGATCGCGCTGGCCATTGCGCGCACCCTCGCGCGGCAGCATCATGCCGATTCGCTCGCCGCCACTCCGGAAACCCGCCATGCGCACCGCGATCTACGCCCGCTTCAGCAGCCAGCTGCAGAAAGATAGCTCGATCGAGGATCAGGTGCGCGTCTGCACCGCCCGCGCCGAACGCGAAGGGTGGCAGGTCACGCAGGTCTTTTCCGATTACGCCATCAGCGGCGCGGTGCGCGACCGGCCCGGCCTCAACGCCCTGATCGAACACGTCTCCGCCGGCCACGCCGACCAGGTGCTGGCCGAAGCGATCGACCGCCTGTCGCGCGATCAGGAAGACCTCGCCAACATCCACAAGCGCATCGCCTTTGCCGGCGCGCGCATCGTCACCCTGTCCGAAGGCGCGGTCGACGAACTGCAGATCGGCTTCAAGGGCACGATGGCCAGCCTGTTCCGCAAGGATCTGGCCGACAAGATCAGGCGCGGCCAATCGGGCCGGGTGGCGAACGGCCGCGTGCCGGGAAATGTCGTCTACGGCTACCGCAAGGTGCACCGGCTCGACGCAAAGGGAGAGCCCGAACGCGGCCTGCGCGAGATCGACGAGGATCAGGCCGCCATCATCCGCCGGATCTACCGCGAATATCTCGACGGCGAATCGCCCCTCGCCATAGCCCGCCGACTGAATGCCGAGGGCATTCCCGGCCCGACCGGCGGCAGCTGGAACGTCAGCACGATCAACGGCGACACCGTCCGCGGCAACGGCATACTCTGCAACGCGATCTACGTGGGCGAGCTCGTCTACAACCGCACCCGCATGGTCCGCGACCCGCAAACCCGCCGCCGCGTCCCCCGCGTCAACCCGCGCGAGGAGTGGCAGGTCACGCCGGTTCCCGATCTCGCCATCATCACTCAGGCAGAGTGGGACGCCGTGCGCGAGCGCCGCGCCGAAACGAAGGACTGGGACTTCAAGCGCCTGGTCCGTCCGAAGAAGCTGCTCTCGGGCCTCGTCACCTGTGGCAGCTGCGGCGGCAACATGACGATCATCGCCGACGGCAAATGGGGCTGCAGCAACGCGCGGAAGACCGGCACCTGCGACAACCGGCGGACGATGGACAACACCGCGATCGAACGCCGTGTGCTTGCGGGAATGGAGCGCGAGCTGCTCTCGCCCGATCGCGTCGCCGCCGCCGTGCGGGCCTACCACGCCGAACGCACGCGCCTGCAGCAGGAAGACCGCATCGTCGCGGCGCGCCAGCAAAAGAAGGCGGCCGACCTCGATCGGCAGATTGACCGATGGATGACCGCGATCGAGGCCGGCGCCGGCGACATCCAGGACGTTGTCCAGCGCCTGCGCGACCTCCGCGCCGAACGCGACGCGATCGCCGAAACCGTGGCCGACGCCGACGTGGCGCGAGTCGTCACTCTCCACCCCGCAGCGGCAGAGGCCTATCGCAAGGCGGTCGAAGACCTCACCGCCACGCTGACCGACGACACGCCGGACACGATGCGCCAGGCCCGAAACGCCCTCCGCGCCCTGATCGACCGCGTAACCCTCACCCCCAAGGAGGAGGGCCGCGGCATGCACATCGATATCGACGGAAGACTGGCCATCCTCACCGCCCTCGGCCAAGGCCTGAAGCCCCAAATCCGAAAAGGTACGGTGCCGGTGGTAGCGGAGGAGGGACTTGAACCCCCGACACGCGGATTATGATTTCCAGTGTCCAACTGAAATCATATGATTTTTTCGTAAACTATTCCCCGCACTCGCCCAGACATATCAATAACTTACCTATGATTTGTAAACCTCACCTGGCCGCATATTGACCGCGCCGGCCCGTCCTCTCGCGCGCTGGTCGGCCTGTCCCAGTCGGGCGGTTCCGCGCGCACAAGTCAGCACAGAAGCGCAAAAGAAATCTCGCAACGCGGCGCGCCGTGCCTCTCAAATGTTCGGGGGGGATCGGGAAAACCCTGACATTCCTGACATTGGCAGTTTTCTGCGGGTTTGCGCCATTACATTTGCCCTTACATCGCCATTACCTAATCAGGGTCAGCAACCCTTATATTGTGATCTTATAATATCGTTATAAATCAACGATATAATGGAGAGGCTGGGGAAATGTCAGGGTCGTGTCAGGGCCAAGCTATTACATTTTTATTCAGCAAATTCAGACCGTTGAATTCCAATTTCGTCGAATGTCATAAATGTAAGGGTTCCCCCGACCCCTGCCTGGCCCGAAGATCGTCACGATCGCGCCAAGTCTGGGCTGCAATGGCTGAATTCCGCCGTTTTCCCCGTTTCGCCGGCGGTCCCTACCCTGGCCGCCTCAAGTCCCGCACGGCCGCCGCCTCATCTGCAAAAAATCCATTGCCTGAAAGGTCGGGCGGGGCGTGGGGGAAAGCGCGGCGCGCGGGGCGTGGATGACGTCGGCCGGCCTGGCGTGCGCGGCGACCGCCCAGGGCGCGCGCTGGCGTCGCTGGCCCTGCCCTGCCCGCCGATCGACCGCTGTCGTTTGTTGGATACGCGCCCCGCGCGCGCAGCTATGCCCAGGCCGACGCAATCATCGCCTGGGAATCGAACCCATGTTCTATCTTGTCAGGAAAGGCCGCCCGGTCATGAACGCCGACGGGTCGGTCAGGATCTTTCGGAACGCGGCCGCGATGGGCCGCTTGCAGCGCGGCGATCAGCCGCTGATCTGGCGCGGTGCCGATCGCCTGGTCGACCAGGGCGCCGGATCCAGCGACGCACCTGGCCGATCGGCCGGACCTTAGTCGGCCGGCGCCTGGCTGGTCAGCATCGCCAGCCCTTCCCGCGGCGTAAAGGCGATCGCTTCAAAGCCCAGGAATTCGTTCAACTCGCAAAGCCGCTGCTGGATCGGCTCGATTTCCAGTTCGTAGAACGTCCTGGCCGCGTCGACGACATTCCCGAACCCGCCAGCGTTCTTCGGCACGATGCCCAGCAGCTGCGGCGGCACCCGATGCGCGGCCAGAACGTCGTCGCGCGTCGTGTCCTTGATATTCAGGAAATCATCTTTCGCGGCGACCTCGCTGATCGGCAGGATTTGCACACCGTCTTTCTTGCCCTTCGGGATATGCAGATACAGGTTCCGGAAATTCCCCGGCCCCTTCGCGTCCTTCATCGCCTTGCGGATCGCGTCGCTGTCGACGGTCCCTAGGCCTTCCTCGCTGATGTAGAGGATGAACCCGGCATGCGATCCGTTGCGATAATACCGGCGCCGGAACAGCGTCGCGGCCTCGTTCAACAGGCCCGACTGCATCGCCGAAAGATATTCCGGCATCCCGTAGATTTCCTGCATCGGATCGGGCTCGATCAGGTGATGCACCGCCCCGCGCGCGAATTCGTGGGCCTTGTTCTGCAGGAACTGCGACCGGACGAAAAAGAACTGGCCCGCCTCGACCCCGCGCCGGGTATAGACCGCCGGCGCCGGGATCAGCCGCACGACGTCACCGGCCAGGTTCCGCTGCGCTTCCATGTAGGCGTTGCCCATCAACAGCCAGTCCAGAACCCAGCGCGAAAAGGCCGTCGTCGACAGCAGATCCGAAGGCTTGAACGCGCGAACCAGCAGGTTTCGTTTCAGCACGATCGCCGACTGATGGTGGCTGGTCATGCGATAGGCCCGCGCCAGGCCCGCCTGGCTGATCGGCGGTTCATACCAGCGGCCGTTCTGCACCGTTTCGAACAGGTCGAAGATCTCGCCGCGATCCAGCACGGATTCGGGATCGCCGAACGTGAAGACTTCGGCGATCGGATCCGGGTTCGCCAGGGCGCCGTCGGCCGGCGCGGCCAGCTGCAGATGTTCGGTCATTTAGCAGATCTCCACGGTCGACCCGCCACCGGCGGGTTCGGAAATGTCCAGGGGTTCGAATTGCAGGGCATGCATGATCGCCCAGGCAAGATCGGCATGGCCGGCCCCGCCGGCGCGGCTCGCGACATAGGTGACGCGCGACCCGCCTTTCGTGATTTCCGGGCGGATCGCCATGAACGCCGTGGCGACGTCCAGCCACCCGGCGTCGAACTTCAACCGGCCGCTGGTGATCACGTTTTTCGCTTTCAGAACCAGCGCGGTTTTCGTGTCGATCGAATAGTTGATCGCTTCGGCGGTCGGGAAGAATTTCGAAACCAGCTGATGCACGGCCTTGCCCGCGCCGGTCGTGTCTATCCCGATTTTCGTCACGCGATAGCGGCTGCAGAATTCCTTGATCGCGTCGGCCTGGCCGGCGAAATCCAGCCCTTTCAGGCGGCGTTTCTCCAGGATCCGGAACGTCCCGCCGATCTTCGACGGCGGCGCCACCGCAACCAGGGCGGCGTCGTCGCCGGTCCCGTTCTCGCTCGCGTTCGGGTCATAGCCCAGCCACACTTCGCCGTCGCCGAAGGGCCGCAGCGAATAAGGCTGCAGATCCTGCCATTCATCCCAGCTGTCGACCATGCACCGGCGCATGGCGGCCAGCGGGAACATCGATTGGCTGTCGTCCAGGAACACGCAACCGAACAGGTTTTCATATTCGTCGACCGCATATTGCAGCTGCAGCTGGGCCGGATCGACCAGGTCGAACCCGCCGGCGATCGCGTCGTCGATCGTCACGATCTGGCGCCAGATCCCGTCGGCGCCGGCCGCGCCCGCTTTCAGGGCGTCGTGCGAAATGTCCAGGCGGATCCGGTCGGCCTTGGCGCGGCGTTTGTTGAACCTGTCCCCGCACCACATGGGATAGGCCTCATGGGCCAGGGTCGACGGCGTCGAAAACAGCGTGATCGCATATTGCCGCTGGGTCGCCATCGCCGACGCGACCTTGAACAGTTCTTCGAACCCGTAGATCCAGAAACATTCGTCGATGATGACGTCGCCGTGATAGCCCTGCGCCGTCCGGTAATTCGTGCCCAGGAAATGCAGTTCGACCGGATCCAGCGCCGCGCCGTCCTCATCCTCTCCCCGTTGAATGACGATCGGGTCGCCTTTCAGCGTGATTCCACAAACCGCCTGCACCCATTGCACGATGTAGTTTCGGAAAATGTTCGCCTGGGCGCGGCTCGCCGAAATGAAGATCTGGTTTTTCCCGCTTTCCAGCGCGACCAACAGTCGTTCGCGCGCGAAATACCAGGTCGCGCCGATCTGCCGCGATTTCAGGATCATGCGGGTCCGCAGCGCGGTCGTCGACAGCCAGTCGGTTTGATGCCCGAACAGTTCGCCCGCCATGTCGTCGCGCAGCTGGGCGACCATGTCCGGCGTGATCAGGTTTTTCGCCTTGGTCTTTTTCTCGCGCACTTCGGCGGTATTGCGGTTCGCGACATTGGGGTTCAGGTCGGCCTCATTCCCGCCGCCCAGGTATTTCTCGATCCGCGCCTGGCGTTCCATCTGCCGGCCCAGCAGGTCGATTTCCTTGAAATCGGTCCCGGTTTTCTTCTCTTTCGCGATCAGCTGGACATAGCGGGCGACGGTCGCGTCCTGCGCCTGTTCCAGCGGCGCGGCCGCGTCCCAGTCGTCGCGCCGTTTCCAGGCCGCGATCGTGTTGATCGAAAGGCCCAATTCCTCGCCGATCTGGGTTTGCGTCCAGCCTTGCCAGTATAGCGATCGCGCGCGGCGCCGCGCCGGCATGGCGAACGCCGACGACACAACGCCGATCGCGCCACCGCCCTCGCCGGTCGCCGGGATCCCGGTCGACGCTGGTTCGTTCAGTTCAGGATCGTCGATCGCCAGGCTTGCCATGCCGGCGACGCTATGCCCGCGCGGTCCCCTTCCCGAACCGCCCCCCGTTGTGACGCCGCGCGCCACAACGCGCCCGCGTTGCGAATAGGCCTGCGAACCGGCCCTTTGTCGTCAACTCACCGGCCGCCGTCCCGCCTGGCGCGCCACACAACGCAGGACGGAGCAAGTTCAAATGGCGAAATCGCGTTTTTTCCGGGTCGCAGTCGAAGGCGCGACGACCGACGGCCGCACGATCGACCGCAAGTGGATCGAAGACATGGCGGCGACCTACAAGCCCGCCACTTATGCGGCGCGCGTCAACATGGAACACATTCGCGGCGCCACCGCGACCGGCCCGTTTTCCTCGCTGGGCGACGTCGTCGCGCTGAAAACCGAAACGATCGACCTCGACGTCGGCGGCAAGACCGAAAAGCGCCTGGCCCTGTTCGCCCAGATCGACGCGCTCGACAGCCTGGTCGAAATCAACCGCGCGAAACAAAAGCTTTATTCGTCGATCGAAGTGAACCCGAACTTCGCCGGCACCGGCAAGGCCTATCTGGTCGGCCTCGCCGTGACCGACAGCCCCGCGTCGCTCGGCACCGAAATGCTACAGTTCTGCGCGACCCAGGGCGACAAGTCGCCGCTGGCCGGCCGCAAGCTGGACGCGGCCAACCTGTTCAGCGCGGCGATCGAAGCCGAAATCGAAATGGAAGGCGAAACGGTCGATCCGACCGCGTCGGCCGACCCGACCGGGATTTTCGCCAAGATCGGCGCCCTGGTCGAAAAGCTGACCGCCGGCCCGGCCGCGCCTGCGATCGTCGAACAGCCGGCGCAACCGGCCGCCGATCCGGCCGCGCCGGCGGCAGCGCCCGAAATCGCCGAACTGACCGCCCAGGTCGCCGCGCTCGGCACGGCCATGCTGACCGCCTTCGCGGATCTGCGCACGGCCGGCGAAGCGCGCCAGGCCGAAGTGACCGCGCTGACCGCCCAGGTCGCGACGCTGTCGGAAACGATCGGCAAGATCCCCGCCCCTGGCTTCACGAACCGCCCGCCCGCCACCGGCGGCAACGGCACCGCGAAAACCAACTGCTGACCCCGAACCGCCACACGAACCCCGCGCCCCTTCGCTAGAGGAACACGACCCATGCACACCGCCACCCGCGCCCTGTTCGGCGCCTACGTCAGCCAGATCGCGCTGCTGAACAGCGTCGACAGCGCGACCGTCAAGTTCACCGTCGATCCGGCCGTCGCCCAGACCGTCGAAGAAACGATGCAGGAATCGGTCGAATTCCTGCAGCTGATCAATGTCGTTCCGGTGATCGAACAGTCGGGTGAAGCCGTCGGCGTCGCCACGACCAAGACGACCGCCGGTCGCACCAACACCGCCGCCGGAAATCGCCGCAACCCGGCCGACCCGACCGATACCAGCGACAATCCGTATTTCTGCACGAAGACGGATTACGACTGGTCGCTGCGCTATTCGAAGCTGGACGCCTGGCGCCACAAGGAGAATTTCGAACTGGTCGTCCGCAACGCGATCCTAAAACAGCAGGCCCGCGACCGGATCATGATCGGTTGGAACGGCACGTCGATCGCCGCGGCGACCGATCGCGTCGCGAACCCGCTCCTGCAGGACGTTAACGAAGGCTGGCTGCACAAAATCCGCACCCGCGCGGCCGGCCAGGTTTTCGACGACGGGAACCTGACTGTCGAAACCGACGGCACGAACAACGCGGCCCTGAAAGCGATCTATGTCGGCGCCGGCGACCTGTTTGACGGCACGAACGCGGTCGACGCCGATGTCGATTATGCCTCGCTCGACGCGCTCGTCCTGGATGCCAAGCGCCTCATTCCCGAATGGCGCCGCAGCGACACCGAACTGGTCGTCATCGTCGGTCATGACCTGGTCGACGACAAGTATTTCCAGATCGCGCAGGGCGCCGGCACGACCGCGACCGAAGTCGAAGCGGCCGACCGGATCATCCGTTCGACGAAGCAGCTGGGCGGCCTGCCGGCGGTTCGCGTCCCGTTCTTCCCGGCCGACGCGCTGCTGATCACCCGCCTCGATAACCTGTCGATCTATTGGCAGGAAGGCACCCGCCGCCGCCGCCTCGCCGACGAACCCGAATTCGATCGCGTGGCGAACTACGAATCGGTGAACGAAGATTTCGTCGTCGAAGATCTGCGCGAAGTCGCGCTGGTCGAAAACATCGTCGTCGGCAAGGCACCCGCCCGCCCCGCTCCCTGACCCTGACAACTGGCCCTAGCGGCCAGTCCGACCCCGCCTGGCGCCCGTTCCCCTTTAACGGCGCCAGGCGGGAACCCGGCCCCTAAGCCACCGGCCCGACAGGAACCCGCGCCCATGTTCAGCCCCGCCCTTCGCAATCGCCAGCGGATCCTGGCCCAGCAGCCCGTCGGCCGCACCGGCACCGCGCGGCCCATGCCGACGACCGGCCCGGTCGCCAGCGAATATCAGCTGTTGCTGGCCGCGCTGGGCCTCGATCTGAACCGCCTTCGCCAGATCGAATCGATCGAACGCAAGGTCGAAGCCAAGCGCGACATGATCGGCCGCTATCTGCCCTGGGTCGACGGCGCCCTGGATGGCGACACCGGCGCCCAGGATGAAATCGTCGTCACCATGCTGATCTGGCTGATCGACCTCGCCTGCTGGCCGACGGCGCTCGACGTCGCCCGCTATGTCCTGAAACACGATCTGCGCCTGCCCGAACGCTACGCGCGCCGCCCCGCGACGCTGATCGCCGAAGAATTCGCCGAAGCCGGCCTGCGCCCCGGCGCGATCGACCTCGAATATCTGCAGGCGGTCCAGGATCTGACCGCCGGCGAAGACATGCACGATCAGGTTCGCGCCAAGCTGCACAAGGCGATCGGCCTTGCCCTGGCGGCCAAGGCCGACGCCTTCGAACCCGACGCCGAAAGCGGCGTCGCCGGCGGCAAGGTCGCCCTGATCGACGCGGCCCTGTCCGCCCTTTCCCGCGCGCTCTCGCTGAACCGGAACGCGGGCGTGAAGAAATTGACCGAACGCCTGGAACGCGACCGCAAGGCACTGACTGCCACCGGCGCGGCGCCGGCGTCCGACTGACCAGCTGCGCCACCCGCGCCGGGGGCGGGACGGAATAGGGCAAGGCCTTCGCCCGAATTCCCGACCTCACCCCCGTTAGAAAAGGAACCGTTCGAACATGTCCCTGATCGCGAATCCCCCGGCCCCGGCGTCGCCCGCGGATTCGACGGTCCCGGCCGATGGCTGGTTCCCCGCGATCAGCTGCAACGACATGCGCGACAAGATCCGCGTTGGCAAAGTCGTCACGCACGGCCGTCTGACTTTCGCGATCGAAGGCGCGCTGGTCACGGTCATGAACGAACTGGCCGCCTGGCAGGCCGCCCATGTCGCGGCCGGCGCCGGCGATCTGGCAGCGATCGGCGCCCAGGCCGGCAAGATGGAAGTTCTGTTCCGCCGCGCCGTCTATTGCACCGCCGCGGCCGAACTGGCCGAAACCTATCGCGACATTTCGGCGACCGACGACGGCGACGCGCGCGCCGACGAATTCGTCCCCGTCGCGGCCGATTATCGCCGCATGGCGACCCACGCGATCCGCGACATGATCGGCACGACCCGAACCGCCGTGGAACTGATCTGATGCCGACGGTTCAGGCAAGGCAAGGCGACACGCTCGACCTGATCTGCTGGCGCGAACTCGGCACGACCGCCGGGATCACCGAAGCGACCTTCGAACTGAACCGCGGCCTGGCCGATGCCGGCCCGGTCCTGCCCGAAGGCGCAATCGTCACGCTGCCCGAACCGGCCGCCTCGCCGATCGCCGCGCGCGAAACCTTGAAACTGTGGGAATGACTGGCATGGGCGCAGAAGCAAAATTGGCCCTCGCGATTGCGATGGGCTCGCTGGGCATCGCGGCCCCGGTCGATCAGTTCCTGGGCGGCCTGTTCCTGGCGATCGCCGCCGCCTTCCTGGTCATGTATTTCACCGAACCCGGCGAACGCAAAACCTACGCGCTGACCCTGCTGTCGGCCGTGACTTGCGCGCTGATCGCCGCGATCGCCCATGCCACCCTGGCGCCGACCTGGTCGCTGCACCTGGTCATGGCCGGCGCTGGCGGCCTGTCGACCTATATCGTCGAATCCGCCCGCGGGTTCGGCGGTTCGATGAAAGAGCAAGTCGCCGGCCTGCCCAAAGCCTTGCTCGATAAGATCCTGGGCAGGGGGAAAACCGATGCCTGACCTGTTCGACATGGTGATCGGCCTGGCCTATCTCGCGATCGCGTTCGTGATCTTCGACCGCGTCCTGGCATCGCTGCGCGCCGACCTGTTCGTTCGCTATCTTAAATTCTGGTGCCTCGCCGTCGCGGCCGGCCTGTTCGGCCTGGGCCGACTGACCGGGACAGAACTGTTTTACGACCTCGCGCACCCCTGCCTGATCGCTTACGCGGCCTTGCGGATCCATGCGGTCGCCGCCGGCAACCCGTCGCGCTGGTGGCGGATCGACTGATGGAAAAGCCCGCGTCCCTGCGCGCCGCGATCACCGCTGTCCTGCCCGATCTGGGCCGCGATTCCGATCGCCTGAAAATCTGGCTGGACGAAGGCCGGATCCGCTCGCCTATGACCGCGTCGCGCGCGTTCAGCTGGGAATACAAGCTGCACCTGGTCGTGACCGACTACACCGATCACCCATCGATCATCTTCCTCGCCGTGAACGACTGGCTGCGCACGAACCAGCCCGACGTCCTGGCCGCCGGCGCCGGCCGTGGCTATTCGTTCAACGCCGACATTCTCGACGACACGACGATCGACCTGGTCGTCGAACTGGATCTGACCGAACAGGTCGTCCTGGTCCCGCGCGAAGGCGGCGGGTTCGACCTGCAGCACCTGTCCGAACCCGATCCGCTGTTCGCCGACGATATGCCGATCGGCGAAACGCTTGCCCCGCTCGCGCAGATCTACATGGGCGGCGAACAGGTCGTGCCATGACGACGACCAGCGGCGACGGCCTCGAAGCGATCGAACCCTGGCTGGCCGGCGTCATGGAACGCCTGAAACCCGGCCAGCGGATCCGCCTCGCGCGCAAGATCGGTCAGCAGCTGCGCCGCAACAACGCCGAACGGATCGCCCGCAACGTCCAGCCCGACGGGTCGGCAATGGAACCGCGAAAGCCCCGCGATAAAGCGTCGGCACGGCGCGGGAAAATGTTCAGGAAAATCGGCCTAGCCCGCAACATGCGGATCATGGCAAAGCCCGACAGCGTCGAACTCCGGTTCAGCCCGCTGGTCGCCGGCGCCGCTGCGGTTCATCACTTCGGCCTGGTCGACAAGGTCGAACACGCCGCCGGGTCGCCCAAATATCGCTACCCCGCGCGCCGCCTGCTGGGCCTGCCCAAAGGCGACCGCGACATGATCATGGAAACGGTCATGGAAGCCCTGGACGACTGACCAGAACCGCGTCACGCACGGCCAGGCCGCGTTCATTAAGGCGCGCGACGATCCCCCAAGTCCCGCCACCGTCGGCAGGCGGTTCGCGAAATAGACCGATACTGTCCAGTTCGCCCATGATCAGCACGCCACAATTGCCGACATAGGTTCCGGCGAACTCGCAAGGCATGGCATGGCGCAGCGCGGCGGCCTGGGCATCGGTCAAACCCGCCGCGATCGTCACCGGATCGATCATTTCCCCGCCTTCGCTTTCGCGAATTCGTCGAACCAATCGCCCAGGCGCTGCAGCTTCCCGTTCGCCGCGTCCAGGGCGTCGGCCAGTTCCGCCAGCAGATCGGCGGTTTCCCGATCCGACAGGCACGGCGCCGGGGCGCCGGTTTCCTCGTCTGGGCATTGCGCTTCGCCCGCTGGCACGACCGGCCAGGCGACCGGCGCGGTCCATTCAGCGGGCGGCGTCCCGACTTGCGGCCGCGCGTCTCCGCAGGCTGTCAGCAGCGGCACGGACAGCAGGGCCAGCAGGCCGGCGCACTTCGACAGGGTGAATGTCTTCGGCATGGTCGATCGCCTCTCTCGTTTCGGCACTGGCGGCCTGTCTCTGGATTTCGCGCTGGGCGTCGGCGGCGATCGCGGCGCGATCGGCGCGCGTCACCGCCTGCGAAGTCGCGGCGGCCGCCTTGGCATCGTGCGCCTGGATAGTTCGCGCGTCGTGGCGCGCCAGCCAGGCGACCGCTGCGATCACGCCGACCAGCACGATCAGCGCGACATGCACCGCGCGCGGCAATTCGACAAAGGCCGACCAGGCGGCGCGGATCCCCGCCAGAATGCCGACCCCGATCATGCCGCCCGCGTCCCATCGTCGATCGCCCGCGTGATGGCCAGGCGAAGGTCAGTCGGTTTCGGCCGGATCGGCCGATAGCCCGGCTTTTGCACCTGGAACACGCCGACGATCCCGTCGCTGGACCAGCGCCCGTCGAAGAACAGGTCGCGTTCGCACTTGCGCCGGCCGATCAGTTCGCGCGGCTGCGACCAGTTCATGATCGCGACGCGCGCTTGGTCGACCTTGCCGGCCTTCCACAACCGGACCCATTCGGCCGAACCGATCGCGCCCGTGTTGTAATGGAACGACAGCGCCGCCGCCGTCTGCGCTTCGGTCAGGTCATGGCCCGCAAAGGCGGTCAGCACGGCCGGCAGGTAACGGGTCCGCAGCAACCATTCGAACACGCGCAGAACGTGTTCCAGCGTCGCAGGTTGGTCGACATAGCGGCCGACCTTGTGCCCGCTCGCGTCGGTCACGCCGACCCCCCATGTCCACACGCCTACGCTGTCCAGATAGGCTTCCAGGACGACGCCTTCATGATCGGCGATTTCCAGCACCGTTCGCGCGGTCAGCTGCGCGGGTTCGGCCGGCGCGCTCATGCCGCGGCCCTGAACATCGCCGCACCTAATCCGATCAGCGCGCCGCCGGCGGCATAGCCGCCCAGGTCGCGCCAGGATCCGACCGCCCGCTTCACCGCCGGCCAGGTCACGGTCGACCCGCGTTCCTTCACTTCGGCCAGCATCCCGACCGACAGGCCCGCCCAGATCCCCGCAATCGTGATCGCTAGGAACCCGGCGCCCAAGCCGACGCAGACGACCAGCGGGATCACCGTCAACAGGGAAACGGCCGCATGGGCCGCCTGGTCGCGCAACTCTTTCCGATCCATCGGACAAGCTCCAACATGAAATGTTGGCGCGATCGTGCCCAGCTGGCCGGCCTGGCGATATGGCGCGGCGTTGTCGCTCGACGCGTTAGAACGTGCTGATCATCGGCTGTCGCCGCGGCGTGTCGGTCATTTCTATTTCACCGACGACCAGGCTCGACTTGAACATCATCAAGCTTTGATCGGCCTTTTCACCGACGACCAGGCTCGATTTGAAAATCAGCAGGCCTTCATCGGCTTTTTCGCCGACGACCAGGCTCGACTTGTTGATCTGGACGGTCATGCGGCCACCGCTTCCCACCCCCATTGCAGCGTCGCCGCGTTGATTTCGGCATTCGTCCAGGCCAATCCTGTTGCCGGGTTAATCAGCCACGTTTCGCGCAAATGGGTATTGATCACGTCGACCGCCTGGGCCGCGCCATAATAATAGACCCCGCCGATTTTCAGATAGGCGCGGACCCCGGTCGGCCCGGTTTCGCTTGTCCTCAAAAAGTTTCCGACGACGGTCAGGCCGGTCGGCCGCAGCGTCGTCGCGCGCGCGGCCGATGTATAACATTGTTTCTGGCCGACAGCGTCAAACTGCACAAAATCGGCAACGCTGACCGCGGTTTCGTCGATCGCCGTGTAATTGCCAGTTCCGCCGGCGTCGTCACCCTGGGCAGTCGGCGGGAAGTGATACACGCGCGAATTCAGGCAATTTTGCGTGTCGACGATCAATTCGCTGATCGTTAGGCGCTCCTGGCTGGGCGTGTAACTTTGGACCCGCGCAATAGGAGACAAAGCGGAAGTGTCGGCGGCCGTAATGCCTCGCACAAAGCTGCCATTGACAAACAGCGTGATATAGCCGGCCGCCGCGTCGATCTTCCAGTTTATGTTGACGGCGACGTCATCCGACCAGGCGCCATAGAACGCCCCGCCGATCGTCACCCATGCTGTCCCGTTATACCATTGGAAGTTCAAATTATTGGAACCGGCCGTCTGCAACCGAATCCGCGCGACGTTGTCTGCACTTTTCAATTCGAAAATGGTCGAACCGGAGTAGTAGCCCAGGGAATAGGTTTGCCCGTCGTTACCGGCCATGAAACGACAGCTGCCGATTGGCGTGTCGGCGAAAAAAGGCGTCGTGACGCCGGCGGATCCCGCTCGGTTGGGCGCGACATAGGCGCCAGCGTCGGTCGTGCCGGCGGGCGTCGCCAGAAAAGCGTCGTTTTCGCCGCCTTGGAACCTAAGAACCATTCTCGAAAACTCCTTTAAGCTGCAGCCGTGCCGCCGATGACGTCCCAGGCGTTGGCGCCGACTTTTTTGATCTGCACTGTCGCGCCTTCTTCGGCGAAATTCAGCGACCCGCCGGATCCGCCTGGCCGGTTCAGCGTCACGCCGCCCCCCGCCACCAGGCTCACCAGGCCGGCGGTCGCGGCCCGAAACGTGACGACCGTGTCGATCGCAAAGGCGACGTCGGAATCTGGGGGAACCGTGATCAGACACCCGCCGGCGTTCGTCGCCCGCTTATACTTGTTCGCCCCGTCAGCCAGAGCCAGCGTGTAAGTCGGACCGGCGATTTCCTCGCTTGTCGCGATGCTCGCGGCCGCCAGCGCCGCGGCCAATCCGGCGACGTCGCCGATCGTGTGGCCGTGATCGTCGGCCGCCTTGCCGTCCAGCGCTGCCTGCAATCCCGCGACGTCTTCGATCGCGTGATCGTGCGGGATCCCGGCAATGTCGCCCAGCGGCGCCTGGCGCGAATGGCCGCCCTGGACGATCGCGACCAGTTCGGCGCCGTCCAGCGCGTCCGCCTCTGGCAGCTGGTCGGTTCGTTTGTCGGTCATGGCTGTCGGATCCGCATTGTGATGAACGGCGACAGACTGGCCGACCAGGCGCGCGGATCGAAGCGGCCCCCGTTGTCAGGCCGGCCGCGACAACGCGCGCGGATTGAATAGATGCCCGCGCCCGCGATGATCCGGCGCATGGCAGTAGCAAGCGACAGTTTCACCGGCGTCGATCTTTCGCGGATCCCTGCGCCCGGCATCATCGAAAGCCTGGATTTCGAAACGATCCTGGCCGCCGCGCTCGCGCAGCTGCAGATCTATTTCCCGACCTTCGACGCAACGGTCGAAAGCGATCCGATCGTCAAGGTCGTCCAGCTGTTCGCCTATCGCGAACTGATCCTGCGCCAGCGGGTCAACGATGCGGCTCGCGCCATCATGCCGGCGTTCGCTGTCGGCGCGGATCTCGACCACATCGCCGCGACCTTCGGCGTCGAACGGTTCATCCTCGACGAAGGCGATCCCGACGAAGGCATCGCGCCGACTTACGAATCCGACACCGATTTTCGCCGGCGCATGGTTCTCGGCCCCGAAGGCTATTCGGTCGCCGGCCCAGCGGGCGCCTACATCTTCCATGCGCTGTCGGCCGACGGCGACGTTCGCGATGCATCGGTCGAAAGCCCCGATCCCGGCGAAGTCGTGATCACGATCCTGTCGCGCACCGGGGACGGCACGGCCAGCCCCGAATTGCTGGCGACGGTCGACGCGCGGCTGAACGCCGACACGATCCGGCCGCTGACCGATCAGGTCACGGTCCAGTCAGCGACGATCATCCCGTTCACGATCCAGGCCGACCTGATTTTCCTGAACGGCCCCGATCAGGCGCTGGTTCTGGCCCAGGCGCAGGCGCAACTGAACGATTTTCTGGCCGCGACGCTGCGCCTTGGCCGCGACGTCAGCCGCGCCGGCATCATCGCCGCGCTGTTCGCCGAAGGCGTCCAGAACGTGATCCTGAACGAACCGGCCGCCGACATGGTCATCACCCGCGCCGAATGCGCGGCCGTGACCGCGATCGATCTGGTCGACGCCGGGTTCAACGAATGATGCAGATCCTGCCCCCGAACGCGACGACGCTGGAAAAGGCGCTCGAAATGCTGATCGGCGCTCGGGTCGGCGCGATCGGCGCGCCGCTGCGCGACATTTGGTCGCCCTGGGATTGCCCCGAAGACTTGCTGCCCTGGCTGGCCTGGGCATTGTCGATCGACAGCTGGGACGCGACCTGGCCGCTGCGAATCCGCCGCGCGCGGATCGCGGCCGCGATCGCGGTTCAACGGCGCAAGGGGACGACCCGTTCGATCCAGGACGTCGTCGCCTCGTTCGGCGGCCATGTCGTCATGCGCGAATGGTTCGAACAGGATCCGCCCGGCGAACCGCACACTTTCACCCTGACCGTTTCGATCAGCGGCAACGATGGCGCCGCGCCGACGTCCGAATTCGTCGACCAGGTCATCGCCGAAGTCGTCCGCACGAAACCCGTCCGGTCCCATTTCACGTTCCTGATCGCGACCGATGCGCTGGGCGCGATCGGCGTTGTCGCAGCGGCGCGGCCGGTCGTCTTCGCGCGCCTGATGCTGGGCGCCGATGCCGCGCCGGAATCCGCGCTGTTGCTGTCGGGCGATCAGCAGGACGGCGGCGCCGACGCGCTGCAGCTGAACGGCGACCAGCAGGACGGCGACGATCGCCTGCAACTCTCGATTTTCTCCTGACCCCCTTTTCATGACCAGGTAGGGACACGATGCCTTTCACGATCACAGTCACCGACGCCGGCCGCGTTGCCCTGATCAACGCCGAACACACCGGCACCGCACCGGTCGCGATCACCGAAATCGGCCTGTCCGAAACGGCGATCGTGCCCGATCCGGCGGCGACCGTCCTGGTCGACGAAATCAAGCGGGTTTCGGCGATTTCCGGCGAAGTCGTCGCGCCCGACACGATCCATGTCACCATGTTCGACGACGGCCCCGACGCCTATTCGATGCGATCGTTCGGCGTTTACCTCGCCGACGGAACGCTGTTCGCGATCTACGGCCAGGCCGATCCGGTCGTCGTGAAAACCGCCGCGTCGATCGCCTCGCTGGCCGTCGACGTCCGGTTCGTCGACGTCAACGCCGAATCCGTCACGTTCGGCGACACGACCTTTTCGAACCCGCCGGCGACGACCGAACGCCAGGGCGTTGTCGAACTGGCGACCATTGCCGAAGCGATCGCCGGTATTGATGCACTGCGCGCCCTAACCCCCGCCGCCGGCCGCGCCGCGGTCCTGTCGTGGCTGCTGGGTCAGGACGGCAGCGGGTCAGGGCTCGATGCCGACATGCTCGATGGGCAGGACGGCAGCTGGTATGCGAACATCCCCGCCCGCCTGGGGTTCACGCCATTGGACGCGGCCGCCTTCACCGCGAACGCGATCCTGACCAGGATCAAGACGGTCGATGGCGCCGCTTCCGGCCTGGACGCCGACTTGCTCGACGGCAAACACGCGGCCGCCTTCCTGCAGGCTGTCGACGCGACGAAGTTCGGCAGCAATTCGGCCGGCACCTGGGAAAAGCGCGCAAACGGGTTTCTGGACCAGGCCGGTTTGAAAACGGGCAGCTGGACGAACGAAGCGGTCGTCGCGGTTTCCTTCCCCCTGCCCTTCGGGTCGGTCGGCGAAATCATCGCGATCAGCGTCACGCCCGTCGTTTCGACCGCGTCGATCTATCGCGATCTGTGGTGCCAGGTGATCAGCGGCACCGTCACGAAGAACGGGTTTTCGGTCCAGCTGCAGGCCGATGACGGCGACGATAACAGCTTGCAGGGGTTCTACTGGTCCGTTCGCGGCAAGCAGTAATCCCGACACGAAAGGCCCAGACCATGCGAACCCAGATCCGCGCCTACGATCCCGAAACCAGGACCGTCCCCGTCACCTTCTCGCACCGTGGCAAGATCCATCGGCGCGCCGTCAACGCCGTCCTGGACGATGCCGGCGCCTATGACCGCGACGCCACCCGCGCGCGCGTCGCCGAAGTCGCCCAGGGCGTCGAAGCCAAGATCGACGCCGGCCTGATCTGACATTGTTCCGGCCCGCGCGATCATGCCCGTTGTAAGCGCGGCCGGCACAACCCCGGCCGCTGGCCTGATCGCGCAGGCGCGCGCAAGGCATCGGCCATGCGCAGTCCCGAAGATGCCCCGACCGATCCCGACCAGCTGATCCGCTTCGGCGCGATCGCTGCCGTCGACCTGTCGGCGGCGCGCTGCACCGTGGAATTCGACGACGGCGCGATCAGCGGCCCGATCCGCTGGATCGAAAGCCGGCATGGCGCGACGATCACCTGGACCCCGCCCAGCGTCGGCGAACAGGTCGTGCTGTTGTGCCCCGCCGGCGAAATCGGCGCCGGCGTCGCGCTGCGCGGGATCGTCTGCGATGCCTTCCCGGCGGCCGACAACCGCGCGATCGACCTGATCCGCTTCGGCGACGAAGCGGTCCTGTCTTACGACGCGGCCGCGCATGCGATGGTGATCGAACTGCCCGCCGGCGCGACGATCACCGCCACCGCCGACGGCGGCGTCACCGTGAACGGTCCGGTCACGATCAACGGCGAAACGACCGTGAACGGCAATGTCCAGGTGAACGGCAACGTCCAGATCAGCGGCGATACCGGCGTCGGCGGCAATGTCGATTCGGGCGGCACTGTCACCGCCAGCAGCGACGTCGTCGGCGGCGGGGTCCACCTGAAAACGCACCGGCACACCGGCGTCACGACCGGCAGCGGCACGACCGGATTGCCGACATGATTGGCATGAACCGCGAAACCGGCGCGCAGCTGGACGGCGACGATCACCTGATCCAGTCGATCGGCGACATTCTGTCGACGCCGATCGGAACGCGCCCGATGCGCCGCGATTATGGCTCGCTGCTGTTCGAATTGCTCGATCGGCCGAACAATGCCGCAACCCGCCTGTTGTGCGTCATGGCGACTGCGATCGCGCTGGCCCGCTGGGAACCGCGCCTGCTGGTTCAGCGGGTCGAAGTCGCCGGCGAATTCGCTCTGGGTCAGATGATCATCACCGTCACCGGCCGCCGCACCGACACCGCCAGCCCGACGTCCGTTTCGCGCCTCACTGTCCCGATTTTCTGAAAAGGAACCGAACCCCATGCACGGAATCAAAACCAACGTCCTGACCGCCGGCACCCGCGCGATCACCACGATCGCCACCGGGATCATCGGCCTTGTCTGCACCGCCGACGATGCGGTCGACGAAATCTTCCCGCTGGATCGCCCGACCCTGATCACCGATCTGCGCCGCGTGATCGGCGATGCCGGCACGACCGGCACCCTGAAACCGACGCTGGAAGCGATCGCCGACCAGGTCGGCCCGATCCTGATCGTCGTCCGCGTCGCCGAAGCCGAAGAAGATCCCGAAAACCCCGGCGCGCAGGACACCCTGGTCATCGGCGACCAGATCGACGGCGTGTTCACCGGCCTGCAGGCATTGCTGGCCGCCGAAGTCCAGACCGGGTTCCGCCCGCGGATCCTGGCCGCGCCGGGCCTCGATACGCAGGACGTCACGACCGAACTGGCCGTCATCGCAACCAAGCTGCGCGCGATGGCCTATGCCCGCGCGATCGGCGAAGACATCGCCGCTGTCGCCCTCTATCGCGCCAACTTCTCGGCCCGCGAACTCATGCTGATCTGGCCCGATTTTACCGGCCCGTTCGTGGGCGATGCGGTCGCCCGCGCGGTCGGCCTGCGCGCGCTGATCGACGAAACGCAGGGCTGGAACAAGACGCTGTCGAACGTCCCCGTCGCCGGCGTGACCGGACTGTCGAAGGATATTTATTTCGACCTGCAGGACGACGAAACCGACGCGGGCACCCTGAACGCGGCCCAGGTGACGACGCTGGTCCGCACCAACGGGTTCCGATTCTGGGGGAACCGCACCTGCAGCAGCGAGCCCCTGTTTGCCTTCGAAAGCGCCGTCCGGACCAGCCAGGTTCTGCAGGATTCGATCGCGGCCGGCCTTCTCTGGGCGATCGACAAGCCGCTGACCGTCGGCCTGGTCCGCGACATTCTCGAAACGATCAACGCCGATTTCCGCGCCAAGGCGGCGGCCGGCCTGATCGTCGGCGGCTCGGCCTGGTTCGACCAGGCGCTGAATTCGCCGACTGACCTCGCCAACGGCAAACTCGTCATCGACTACGACTTCACGCCGACGGCCCCGATGGAAGGCCTGCAGCTGAACCAGCGGATCACGGCGAAGTATTACGCCGACTTCGCCAACCTTCTCGCGGCGGCCTGATCGGATCCGGCGCGCAACCCCTTCACCTGATGCCGGCCAGCCCTTCCCCTGACCCGGCGCCATAGGAGCAAAGACAATGGGCCTTCCCAGCAAACTGAAGAACATGAACCTGCACGGCGACGGCGACAGCTATATGGGCGTCGTCGCCGAAGTGACCCTGCCCCCGCTCAAGATCGTGACCGAAGACTGGCGCGGCGGCGGCATGGTCGGCGCGGTCGCCGTCGACCTGGGCCTGGACAAGCTGGAAATGGAATTCGTCGCCGGCGGCCTGCTGGTCCCCGCGATCCGCAAGTTCGGCGCCGCGGCGCACGACGGCACCATGCTGCGCTTTAACGGCGCCTATCAGGCCGACGACGGTTCGGCGGTGAAGGCCGTCGAAGTCGTGTCGCGCGGCCGTTATGTCGAAATCGACATGGGCGGCGCCAAGCCGGGGGATGACACCGAACACACGTTCAAGTCGGTCCTGTCCTACTACAAGCTGTCGATCGACGGGCGGACGGAAATCGAAATCGACATGGTCGGCGGCGTGTTCATCGTCGACGGCATCGATCGCAACGCCGAAATCCGCGCCGCCCTGGGCGCCTGATTTCGCCAACCCTCTCCGCTCTGGCGCGAAAAAGCGGGCGCGCCAGGGCGGGGAACCCCGCACCGCCTGCCCGCTGATCGCCCTGAAAGGTTCCCGCTATGACCGAAGCCACCCCCGTCGCCGATGCGCCGGCCACCGAAACCACCGGCAAGCCCCGGCCCTACACGATCACCCTCGCCGAACCGATCGAACGCGAAGGCGGCAACGTGACCGCCCTGGCCTTGCGCAAGCCAAAGGCCGGCGAACTGCGCGGCCTGTCGATTTCGAACCTGGTCAATTCCGACGCTGGTTCCATCATCACCGTCCTGCCCCGGATCTGCGACCCGTTCATCACCGAAGCCGAAGCCGGCAACCTCTCGGCCGAAGACTTCGCCGAAGTGGCGGGAACGATCGTCGGTTTTTTTATGTCGGCCGCGCAGAAACAGCAGATCGCGCAGCTGACCGGCGCGATCGTTCCGTCGACGCCATGATCGCCGACGTCGCGGCCGTGTTCCATTGGCCCCTTTCCGAAATGATCGGAATGGATTTCGACGAACTGGCCGCCTGGCAGGATCTGGCGGTCGAACGGTTCAAACAGATGAACCGAACCGCCTGACCGCCTGACCCTGAACCGCCCGAAAGGCCGCCCGAATGTCGAACAACCTGCTGAACCTGATCGTCCAGTTCACCGGCGTCGACAAGCTGTCGGGCGGCCTGAAAAACATCATCGGCCTGGGCCGCTCCGGCGGTCAGGTTCTGGGCGGGATGCAGCGCGAAGCGCGCGGCCTGGAACGCGAACTGCGCGACGTTCGGCGCCAGCTCGAAAGTGCGACCGGCGACGTCACTGCCCTTGCGAACCAGGAACGCGAACTGGAACGCCGCGTCCAGGGCGCGAACGAAGCGATCCGCCGCCAGCGCGACGAACTCGCGCGCCAGGGCCGCAACGCGAAAATGGACGCGCGCGGCCAGGAACTGCAGGCGGCCGGTCAACAGCAGATGATCAGCGGCGCGACGCTGCTGACCCCGATCGTGATCGCCGGCAAGGCGGCGATGGATTTCAGTTCGGGCATGGTCGACATTCAGCAGAAAGCGAACCTGACCAATCGCGAAACGCGCGCGATGGCCGACAATATCCTGCGCGCGGCCGAAGCGGCACACCGCATGCCCGAAGACATGCGCGCCGGCGTCGACACCCTCGCTGGCCTGGGCCTGGATCCGCGTCAGGCCGTCCAGATGATCGGCCCGATCGGCCAGCTGGGGACCGCGTTCAAGGTCGACATGGCCGACGGCGCCGCCGCCGCCTTCGCGAACCTCAACAATCTGAAAGTCGGGCTCGGCGATACCGCCCGCGCGCTCGACATCATGGCCGCCAGCGGCAACGCGGGCGCCTTCGAAGTGAAGGACATGGCGAAGCACTTCCCCGGCCTGACTGCGCAGATGCAGGCGCTGGGCCAACACGGCGTCGGCGCAGTCGCGGATCTGTCGGCCGCCTTGCAGATCGCGCGCCAGGGCGCAGGCGATGCCGACGAAGCCGGGAACAACGTGAAAAACCTGCTGGCGAAGATCAATTCGCCCGCGACGATCAAGGCGTTCCAGAAAAACTTCGGCGTCGATCTGCCCGCCGCGATGAAAGCGGCCTACGCCAAGGGTAGGACGCCGATGGAAGCCCTGGCCGAAATCACGCAAAAAGCGACCGGCGGCGACCTGTCGAAGATCGGGTTCGTCGTCGAAGACATGCAGGCACAATCGGCGCTGCGCATGCTGATCCTGAAAATGGACGAATATCGGGCGATGCGCGCCCAGATCGCGAACAGTTCCGGCACCATCAGCCAGGCGTTCAACCAGCGCGAACTGCAGGACGGGAACGTCGCCTGGGCATCGTTCCTGAGCACGGCAAGCCGCCTCGCGATCACCTTGGGGACGACGCTTCTGCCGGTTGCGACCCGCTTCCTGGGCATGGTCAATTCGATCCTGTCGCGCGTGTCGGCCTGGGCGCAGGCGAACCCGCAGCTGGCCGGAACGCTCATGTCGCTGGCCGCTGGGTTCGCCGTGATCAAGATCGGTCTGGGCCTGACCATGTTCCTGTTCGGCGGCACCCTCTCGGCCGTCGCGAAACTCCTGCCCTATCTCGGCATGGCGCGAACCGCCGTCCTGCTCCTGGGCCGCGGCGTGATGCAGGCCGGCCTGATGATGATGGCAAACCCGATGGTCGCGCTGATCGTCGGGATCGGCCTCGCCCTCGCCGGCCTCGCCTATCTCGTTTATGCGAACTGGGATCGGATCAAGGCGGCGTTTTCGGCGGGATGGTCGGCGGTCAAGTCGGTCCTGGCCGCCGCGCCTGGCTGGCTCCGGTCGCTGGGCGGCCAGATGATGCAGGGCCTTTTGTCGCTGATCGACCCGTTCGGCCTGCGCAATCGCCTGCTCGCTGTCGCGCGCAACGGGATCGCCGCTTTCAAGTCGTTCTTCGGGATCAAGTCGCCGTCGCGCCTGATGATGCAGATGGGCGGCCATATGACCGAAGGCCTGGGCATCGGCCTCGATCGTGGCGGCCAGCGTCCGCTGCAGGCGATGGGCCGCCTGTCGGCCGGCCTGGCCGGCGCTGGCCCGACGGCCGGCGGCATGGCTGGCGGCGGCGCGCCTGGCGCAACCCAGGGCGGCGCGGGGAAATGGGAAATCCACATTCACCAGCGCGACGGCGAAGATGCGCAGGCGCTGGCTGAACGGGTCGCGCGGATCATCGATCGACGCGACGGCCAGCGCGGCCTGGCAACCTACACCGACCAATTTTAAGGATCCGGCCCGATGCTCGCTGCCCTGGGAATGTTCGTTTTCGAAACCGACAGCGCCCTGTTCGATGAACTCGCGCGCACCCGCAACTGGCGCCATGCGACGACCGATCGGTTCGGCGCGCGGCCGGCCAGCCAGTTCACCGGGCCCGGCGCCGACACCGTCACCCTGACCGGCAAGATCGTGCCCGCGATCGCCGGCGACTATTCGTCGATCGCGAAGCTGGTCGACATGGCCGACGACGGCGACGCGCTGCCCTTGTCCGATGGGTCGGGGAATATCCTCGGCCAGTTCGTGATCGAATCGGTCGACGAAAAACACGCGAACCTGGTCGACACCGGCAAGGCGCGTACCGTCGATTTCACCCTGTCGCTGCGCCGGGTCGACTGATCATGGCCCAGCAGGGCGCCGATCGCGCATTCAGCCAGCCCCGCGCCGCCTGGTCGGTCAGGATCGACGGCGGCCAGGATCTGACCGACAGGTTCGAACCGCTGCTGGTTTCGCTGCGCCTCACTGAACAGCGCGCCGAATCCTGCGACGAGCTCGAGATCGTTCTGGTCGATCGCACCGGCGAAATCGAACTGCCACCCGAAGGGTCCCGCCTGCAGGTTTCGCTGGGATGGGAACGGGGAACCGGCGTCGCGATCGGCCTGGTCGACAAGGGGACGTTCCTGGTCGACGAAGTCGCCTGGGATGGGCCCCCAGACAGGATCACGCTGCGCGCCCGCTCGGCCGACATGGCGAAGTCCTTCCGCACCCGCCGAACGCGAACCTGGAACGGCAAGACGATCGGCGAAATCGTCGGCCAGGTCGCGGCCGACAACGGCCTGAATGCGGCATGTCATCCCGATTTCGCGGCGACCGTCGTGACGTCGGTCGAACAGGCGAACAAGTCCGATATGCAGCTGCTGCGCGACTTGGGCCGCCGCTATGACGCGATCGCGACCGTGAAGGATGGGAACCTGATCTTCGCGCCGATCGGCGCCGACACGACCGTCGGCGGGTCGCCGATCCCGTCGATCGAACTGACCCGCTCGGCGGGTGATCGCTATTCCTACCGCCGCGCGTCGCGGGAAAAGGCCCAGGACGGCGCCGAAGCGACCTGGCACGATCAGGGCGCCGCAAAACAGAAAACCGCCTCGCACGGGGGCCAGAACCGCAAGCGGCTGAAACGGATCTATGCCAGCCAGGCCGACGCCGACGCTGCCGCCAAATCGGAAACGAACCGCCTGGCGCGCGCCGCGGCCAGTTTCGAAGTCACGCTGGCCTACGGCGACGCCGCGATCGCCGCTGGCATGAAAGCGACCCTGTCAGGGTTCAAATCGGAAATCGACGCGAAGACATGGCGGATCGCGCGGGTCGAACACGAAATGGACAGCAACGGATTCCGCTCCCGCCTGGAAATGGAAACAGCTGGCTAATCCCAACGCTGAAGGGTCTTTCGAATTTCGACCGGCGGCGTGGGCGGCGGGTTCCTGCAGACCTCCATTTCGGAATTAGTAATTATGGGCTTAAGGCGCTGTATCTAGCGTCCGAGCGGTAGTGACGGCTGCGCCACCATCCGGGCTTTCGCGACGGTGGGAGTGTTGAAACGCTTCCCTGCCAAAATATCGCCGACAGTCAGCATCTGCATCTTGGGGTATTGGACGCCCATCACATCGAGGTAGCCAGCATCGCCCATTTCAGTGGCGAAGTTCTTGGTCTTGCGGTCGCCCATTTCGCCCATAATGATAAGCCCGGCCATTGCCGCCTGATCGCGCTCAAGGACGCCCCGCAAACTACGGACGTTCTCCTTGGTGACGTGCTTGCCGCCCTTGACCTCGATTACCATGCTTTCCAAATCGGCCGAACCGGGGAGCGAGAAATAGAGCCGCCCGTCAATGCCGCCGTCTGCGGTCTTTTTGGTGGTCACGAACCCATCCACTTGCTCGATTGCCCACTTCTGGAACTGGTGCTTGTCGCGTTCCCAGAGGTCCTGAGCGCCCTCGGCAGATTCAGGAATGCCCTCGACTGTGAAGTCCTTGCCCTCCACTAGTCCCAGACGGTCTTCGAGGCGCACCTTGGCCACACGCTTGATGGCATGAATGGCGATATCAATCCCTATCCACTTACGCTTCAACCCGTGCGCGGCCTCTACGGTGGTGGCGCAACCGGCGAAGGGGTCGAGGACAGTATCGCCCTCGTTCGTGGACGCCTTGATAATCCGCTCTAGCAGAGCCACGGGCTTCTGAGTTGGATAACCAAGCCGTTCCGCCGCTTGCGATCCAATGGGCCGAATATCGCTGATAATGTCTTGTATGGGGTTGCCTTCGGCCACCGCCAGATAGCGCTTGTATTGCGGCACAGAGCCCCGTGGCGGCCAATAGATCAGCCCTTGATCGTCTAGCACGTCAAGCCTCTCCTGGACGCTCATATCGGCGTATCCCGGGGGATGCTTGAACCACGGCGGAAGCGCCCGGTCTGGGGGAAGTTCCCAGTGCCGCCCTTTTGGCGTCGGATCTACACCTCGCCACGGCTCGCCCGACGAACCACCGCGCTTACCGGGACCGTCCAGCGTCACATAACGATAGCGGCCATGGCGATCTTCGTGGCGGTAGAAGTCGTCGATATAGGACTGGTCGTATTTCTCGAAGGTCCGGTTCCAAGTGTAGCTGTCGCTGCGCGTGTAAAAAAGGATCGTATCGTGGATGGGCCCCCATTTCTTGGCCCGACCGTGCGCCCCGGTGCGTCGCCAGATGATCTCGTTTCGGAAATTCTGGTGCCCGAAAATGCTGTCCATCATCGCCTTGATGTAGTGCGAGGCGGTAGGGTCGCAGTGAAGGTAGATCGAGCCAGTTGGCCGCACGATAGATCGCAGCGGTAGCAGCCGTTCCGTCATGTAGGAGAGATAGGACAAGAGCCGCGGTTGCGCGTTGCGAAGCGCTGCCATCCAGTGCCGCCACAGTTCGGCAACCTCGTCCGGAATCCCCGCGTCCCGCATAAGAACGGGCATCATCTTGATCTCTTGGATACGCTCCGGCGACAGTTCCCAGAGGTCGTTGAAGGCGTCGATTTGCTCCGGCAATGGCCTGCCCGTTTCATCCTCGTAGATCGCCGCATAGTCGCGGTTCGAGTTGAACGGCGGGTCCAGATAGACGAGGTCAACACTCCACTTGGGCATGTCGCGCAAATGGGTGAGGCAATCGCCATAAAGCAGCCGGTTCATAACTACTAGTTCCGCTCCATTTTATCGTCGAAAGCCTTAACCAGATTTTCGCGCACCTTGGGCATGGGATGCTCCGCCATTTTACCGGCAGTCACTCCTGCGCGCAGAGCGTCAAAGTAAGCTGCGCTTAGTGACCTCTCATCAAAAAGTGCGACGGCGGCCGGTCTACGGCAGGCCAACACCGACGATTCCAAGTCGGAATGAACAGCGGCAATGCAGGCGTCCAATTGTGCAGCGGACGCCATTCGCAAAAACAAAGACGTCAATTGTCAGACCTTCCGAACGACCGCGACGACCCGGCCCAGGATGTGCATTTCGTCATCGTATGCGATCGCGTCGCTAACATTTGGATTGTCCGACATGATCGACACACCCCCGTCGCGTGTCGGTCGCAGCCGCTTAATCGCGCCGCAATCGTTCCAGGCGACCGCCCAGATCTTGTCGGTCATGTTCAGCGTCCGCTGCGAACAGTCGATCAGCATCAAGTCGCTATCGAGCAACGTCGGGAACATCGAATCGCCAGCACCTTGCGCGAACAGCAGGTTTTCGGGATCCGACCGCGTATATTGCCGCAACCATTCGCGCGAAAAATGGCGCGAATGCTCGGTAACGGGAACGTCCATATAAGTCGCGCCCATGCCGAACGTCAGATCCAGTTCGCGCACCGGGACGACCTCGCCGGTCATCTCCTGGGGAACCGGCTCACTGGCCTGGGCCACGTAGGCCAGGCGCCGATCCTGCATCGCAGCCCCTAAATCGTCCGGTTCGTCACTTTCGCCGGTCAGATATTCCGGCGTCGTGCGCAGCGCCCGCGCGATCGCGTAGATCTTCGCCGTGTCGGTCGTTTCTCCCCGAACGATCTTGCTGATCGCCTGCGGCGTCACGCCGACGGCACGCGCCAAGGCTGCTTGGCTCATGTCCCGCAAGTCCAGCAAAGACCGAAGGCGTTCGGGCAAAATCATGCCCCGACCAATCGCAACTTAGGTTGATTGGGGATAGTCAATTCTGGTTGTTGACGCCCGCAACAATGGTTGATACTAGCGTCAACTATGGTTGATGATCTTTCCCCGTTCGAGGCTCTGAACCTCGCCGCCGACAAGCTGGGTTCGCAAGCGAACTTGGCCCGCATTTGCAACGTGTCGAACACCGCAGTCTGGAAATGGCTGCAGTCGTCGAAGCGGCTCCCCGCCGAACACGTTCTGGCCGTGGAAGCCGAAACCGGCATTTCGCGCCATGATCTTCGCCCGGACATTTACCCCCGCAACTATCCGCCTGCCCCTGAATTCCTGGGCGTAGATAGCGGGCGACTGAATGTCCCGTTCAATTCCCGCCATGCTTTGCAATCGGATCGCGTTGCGTGACCAAGCGCCGCGAACCGATCACCTTCCACCGCGCGCTGACGATCGTCGCCGCGCATATCGGATGGGACCGCTGCGCCGCGATCTGCGGCGTGACGGAACGTGCCGTCCGTAACTGGTCGGATCCTGACACCGACGCCGAAATCCGCCTGATCGACGCGCGCCGGCTCGACCAGGCGTATCTGGAACACGGCGGCGCCGAACCGCCCTTCATGCAGGTTTACAAGCTGCAGCTGGAACTGGCCGCCCTGTCAGCGACCGAACGCAGCAAATGCCTGGGCCTGGCCGCCAGCAACGCGGCGAAAGAAGGGGGCGAAGCCTTCGCGGCCCTGATGCGCGCCGCCCTTCCCGGCGCGGGCGCCGCCGATCGACGCCGCGCCGAACGCGAAGCCGAAGAAGCGATCGCCGCCCTGCACGAAGGGCTTTCCATTCTCCGCAACGAAACCGGCAAAGCCGACTTGGGATAGGCGACAAAATGGACGGGGGTCACAACATCGCAGAACAGATCGCGGCGGCGCCGTCGGTCAGCTTCGTCCACGACGACGCCGATCGCAGCGGTGACCTGCGCTGCCCGCATTGCCGGTCGACCGTGTTGCGCCGGACAAGCCGCGAAATCACGCCGACCTTTCGCGAACTGTTTTACATCTGCCGGAACGCCGCTTGCGGCCATTCCTTCAAGGCATCGCTGTCTTACGAATACGGCCTGTCGCCCAGCGGCATCCCCGATCCGGCCCTGAACCTGCCGATGCGTCCGATGGAACGCATGCCTGGCGAGACAATCCCGGCACCCGGCGCGCTGCCGGATCCCAATCAACTGAACCTTTTCTGATGGGGGAAACCATGCCCGATTCCGTCAAGCCCGTCGCCGACTCCGCTCGCCGCGTCCGCTTCGAAGAAATGACCGCCGGCGCCGAACTGGATCGCCTTCGCCGCGTCCAGTTCCAGCGGCCGCTGCGATGGAACGAAATCGAACGGGTCCATCATCTGTTGGATCTGACCGCGCGGCGCCAGCAGCGCCTGGCTCGCGAACGCGCCCTGCGCGCCCTGCAGGTCGCGCTCTGATGCTGGCCCGCCTGATCGTCGGCGTCGCCACTCTCGCCACCATTTTCATCGTGTTCCTGCCCGCGATCACCGACGGGAAGTGGGCGCAGCTTTGGGATCTGATCGCGAAATGATCGACCAGTTCGACCCCCCGCTGGCACCCGCCGCCGCCGCCGCGTTCCGGGCACTTGCCGATTGCAAGGTTATCCGTGGCGCCCTGCATCATCGCGGTCTGTCCGAACTCGCCGCAATCGGCGTCGCGTCTGCGCGGCCCGTTTCGGCCCGCCCCGGTTATGCCGACTGGCGACTGGCGACCGATTTCACCGCCAGCATGGAGCGCGCGGCATGACCGGCATCCTGAATTTCTCGCCCGCCCTGGCCGAAGTCTTCGCCGAACGGATGCGTCAGATTGACCAGTTCGGTCATTCGCCCGACGCCGACTTCGACGCCTACTGGAACGCCGACGACGGTCGCACCCGCCTCGCGGCGATCGGCGCCCGTTTTGCCGACGGCGCCCGCGATCATATCAGCGTCGGTTCGCTCAAAGCGGCCCGCGCCTATGCCCTGCGCGCCGCGGCAACGAACCTCGCACTGATCGAACTGATCGACCGCGTGACAGATCACACCGCGACAGCGACCGACCTGGGGGACGCCGCATGATCGGCGACGACCGTCCGCGCGGAATGGCGAACATAACTTGGCCGACCTGGCTTGGCCTCGCTCTGCTGGCCGGCGGGTTCTGGGCAGGCCTGGGCGATGCCTTGGGAATTTTTCAATGACCGCCGGCAACCGATCGACTGCGGTCATGGAACGCCGGATCGAACCGGCCGACAGTCTCGACTATTTCCCGACCCAGCCTTGGGCAACCCGCGCGATCTGCGAATTCCTTATCCGCGATCTGGGTCAGGATCTGTCGTGGCAAACGGCATGGGAACCGGCCTGCGGCGAAATGTTCATGGCCGACCCGCTCGCCGAATACTTCGGCACCGTGATCGCGTCTGACGTTCACCGCTACAGCAACCGGCACGGCCTGCATGATTTCCTGTTGCCGGGTGCGACATATGCGCGGCCTGACTGGATCATCACGAACCCGCCGTTCCGCCTGGCCGACAAGTTCATCGCCAGGGCGCGCCAGATCGCTCGCGCCGGCGTCGTCATGTTCGTTCGGTCGTCCTTCGCCGAAGGCGGCGCCCGCTATGGTGAACTGTTCGGTCCCGATTGTCGGCCGTCCTGGGTCGTCACTTACAGCGAACGGGTCGTCCTGCTGAAAGGCCGCCTGATCCGTTCCGGATCGCCGGATCCGTTCAATCTCGACGCGGCCGGCCAGCCCATGAAGGCCAGCAGCGCGACCAGCTATAGCCTGATGATCTGGACGCCTGGCGATCACGACACCCGGCACCGCTGGATCGCTCCCTGCAGGGCGCAGCTGGAACGCGACGCCGACTTTCCCGCCTACGCCGAACAATGGGCCAGGATCCGCCCGCCGGTCGACCCGCCGGCACAATTGGCCCTGATCGCCTGACCTAACTCCACCTGCACCCGAACCCAGATCCCCGCGCGCCAGGCTCGATCCCGGCGGCGCCCTCGCCTTGCCAGAAAGAACGAACACACGACATGCGCGACGACATTCGAATCGAAGTCCTGAAACGGGTCCGCTCCGACTATGGGTTCGGCGACCAGGCAGGGGACTGGCTGCAGAAGGGCCGCTGCCCTCAATGCGGCAAAAAGGAACTGTTCACCGCCGCCGCGAAACCCTGGATGCTGCGCTGCGGCCGCTCGAACCGCTGTGGTTGGGAAGGCAGCGTCCGCGAACTCTATCCCGACATTTTCGACAACTGGTCGACCAGGCACAAGGCAACCGAAAAGGATCCGAACGCAGCGGCCGATGCCTACCTGGCGCACGGTCGCGGCCTCGATCTTCGCTTGCTGCGCGGATCCTATGGCCAGGAAACCTATCACGACCGCGATCGCAACCTGACCAGCGCGACCGTCCGCTTCCCCTTGCCGAACGACAGCTGGTGGGAACGACTGATCGACCAGCCAGGCCGGTTCGACAAAAAGGCCCGCTTCGCCTGGGGCAAATCCTATCAGGGCCATTGGTGGCAGCACCCGCAACAGGATCTGGCCGCGCTCGCCAACGCCGACGAAATCTGGCTGGCCGAAGGGATCTTCGACGCGGCCGCGCTCGCCCAGGCTGGCAAAATCGCGGTCAGCCTCATGTCGGTGAACAACTATCCGACGCACTCGCTCGACGCGCTGCGCAAGGCGATCGCGAACGGCGACAATGCCGCGCGCAAGGGTCCGGAACTGATCTTCGCGTTCGACGTCGGCAAGGCCGGCACCGAATACACCCGCAAGTTCGTCGCCCGCGCCCGAAGGGAAGGCTGGGAAGCAAGCGCCGCCCAGCCCCGGCCCGAAGGCGAAACCGACAAGCTGGACTGGAACGATTTGCTGCAGCGCGATCGCCTGGGCGATGCCGACTTCGATTCCTACCGCTGGAACGGCCGTGTCCTGATCGCCCAGGACGCATTCGAAAAGGCGTTCCTGATCTGGCAGCGCCGGCCCCAGGCTGGCTTCCCCGTCACCTTCAACAGCGAACTTTTCTGGGCGACGTTCAGCCTGTCGAAGATCGACGAAATCGTGAAGGAACTGAACGAAAACCCGGACTGGAAAGACCGGCCGATCGAAGAACGCCGGATGAAAGCGGCCGAACAGGCCGGCGCGATCAAGCGGATCTGCAACTGCGATTTCCGCACCCTCTATTTTCAGCGCAACCCGGCGACCGACGAAAGCCAATACTATCTGCGGGTCGACTTCCCCGTCGATCGGGCGGCCGTGAAAGCGGGTTTCACTGGCGGCGCGCTGGCCGCCAGTTCGGAATTCAAAAAACGCCTGTTGTCGGTCGCCCCTGGCGCGATCTGGACTGGCTCGGCCGACCAGCTGGATCGCCTGGTTCAGACCCAGACCCGCCGGATCAAGACCGTCGAAACGGTCGAATTCACCGGCTACGATCGCAAGCGCGACGTTTACCTGCTGGGCCAGGTCGCGGTTCGCAAAGGCCGCGTTCACTATCTGAACGACGAAGATTTCTTCGACTTCGGCGATTGCGCCCTGAAACTCGCGACAAGCGAACGCCTGCTGGAAATCGAATTCGACGCCGATCGGGTTCCCGTCGATTGGGTCGGCGACGTCCTGACCGCCTTCGGCATGAACGGCCTGGTCACGACCGCCTATTGGCTGATGACGCTGTTCGCCGAACAGATCCGCACCGAAACCAAGTCGCTCGCCTTCCTGGAAATGACCGGCCTTCCCGGCACCGGCAAATCGACCCTGATCGAATTCCTCTGGAAGATCTGCGGCCGCGAAAATTATGAAGGCTTCGACCCGACCAAGGCGACCGCCGCGGCGATCGCGCGCAACCTGGGCAAAGTGTCGAACCTGCCCGTCGTCCTGATCGAAGGCGACCGGAACGAAAGCGCGCCCCATGCGCGCCGGTTCGAATGGGAAGAACTGAAAAGCCTATACAACGGCCGCGCCACCCGCTCGCGCGGCGTGAAGAACGGCGGCATGGAAACGTTCGAGCCCGATTTCCGGGGCTCGATCATCATCGCCCAGAACGATCCTGTGAACGCCTCGCCGGCGGTCATGGAACGGATCATGGGCCTGCACTTCGACAAGTCGGGTTTCACGACCGAAACGAAGGAAGCGGCCGAAAGACTGGAACAATGGCCGGTCGAAGATCTGTCGGGTTTCGTGATCCACGCCCTGCGCAAACAGGCCGAATTCATGGAAGCCTGGCGCGGCTGCTACAAGCGGTATTTCGCCGAACTCGAAACCCGGTCGGGCGTCCACAACCTGCGCTTGCTGCGCAATCACGCGCAGCTGGCCGCCGCCCTCACCGCCATGCGCTGCATCGTCCCTATCAGCGACGCAACGCACCGCGCGGGCCTCGAATTTATCGCCGACATGACGAAGACGCGGCAGCTGATCGCAGCGTCGGAACACCCGACGATCGAAAAGTTCTGGGGGATCTTCGACTACCTGGTCGAAATCGAAGCCGACGACACGAACCGGCCGCTGAACAATCACCGCAAGGCCGACGAATTCATCGCGGTCAGCATCCCGCAATTCATGGAACGCTGCAGGGCGCACGGCCAGAACCCGCCGACCGAAGACGAACTGCGCAAGCACCTGAAAGCGTCGAAGGCCCGCAAGTTTATGGGCCAGAAATCGGTGAACGCACCGAACGGCAAGATCTTTCAGTGCTGGGTTTTCCAGCGGCCGCTGTCCGAACGGTCGGTGATCTGATGACCGCCGCACCGCTCGCCGAAGTCGCCTTCGATTGTCCCGATCTGCGCACCCGCCGCTTGGTCGACGGGATCGAACGCGATGACGATCGGCCCGCCTACGCCTTCGAATGGGCCGCGCTCTGGGGACAATGCCGCGTCGCCCTCGCCCGGCGCGAACGAACCTATCCTGCGATGATCGCAGAAAAGCGGATCGACCAGGCCGACGCCGACGCCGACGTCGCAGCCTGGCGCGCTCTGGCCGCCGAATGGGAATGGATCTGCACCGGCGAAGGCGCGCTGCCGCCGCCGGCGACCCTGCCCGCTCGCAAGCGCGCGACCGAACTGGCCCTGAACCGGGTCGGCGAAGAACTGCGACGCGGCCGCCGGTCGGCCGAAAACGAAATTCAGCAGCTGCTGATCCAGGCGATCGCCTGGCACTTGGCGCGAACCCGCTTCGGCGCGCCGGCCGTGCATTTCTGCGCGGCCCTCAATCACGGATTCGAAGCGCAACGAAAGGGAACGGAATGACCACGAAGCACGAAACGACGCCGACCGACATTGTCCGGATCTGGTTCGGCCGCCGCGGCGCATGGCTGATGCAGGATTGCGAAGGCTTCACGACGCGGGTCGAACAGGCCGGCCTGTTCCGCCGCGAAAAGGCCGACCGCCTGACCGCCGACATGGGCCGCGAAACCAGGATCGAACTCGACCTGGTCGTCGCTTCGCGCCCGCCGCGCGCCTTGCATGTCGTCCAAGCGCCAATCGAAGTCGGACAGCCAGGCCTGCGCGACGTCCTGGAACGCCACCTGCGCGCTCTGTCGGTCACGGCATGCCTGCCGACCGGCCAGGCCGCCATGATCGAAGCGGAAACCGCCGACCAGCTGATAGAAGATCTGCAGGCAATGCGTTGGCCCGCCTTCACGATCCGCCCTGGGCACTTGGCCGATGGGTTGCCGGCATGATCGACGAACAGACCTTGGCCGCGATCACGGCGACCGACGAAGATCGCGCGGCGTTATTCCTGGCGCGCGGCCATGCCGATTTTCCCGAACTGGCCGGCCTGTTCGCCAGCCACCGCGAAGCCGCGACGACGCCGATCGGCGCCGACCTCGCCGGCGACGCGGCTCAGGTGATTGAAAGCCTCATCGACCATCTGGGCGTTTCTGATCACCTGATCGAAGTGAACGGCCGCTGCCTGACGGCCAGCGGGATCCTGAACAGGCTGGCCGCGCCGCAAGCGAACTGCCCCGAATGTTCGAAGATCCTCGCGATCTGCGACTGCCACCCGTTCTGAAAAGCCCAGCAAAGGAATATCCCGCATGAGAGAACAGCTTGGAAATTCGGTGATAGGCTTCGACCGCAAAGGCGGAAAATCGCCGCTCCCCGAAACGATCTGGCTTGTCGTCGCAGAATGGAAAGGCGGCCACGACCGACGCGACTTCCGCCTGATCAATACCTACACCAACGAAAAGGTCGCGCGCGCGGCATGGGATGAATTGACGCCGGAACGCCATAATCGGGTTTGCGGGTTCCCGGTCGACTTCGACGCCGGCTTTGTGCGGCATCCCATGCGTCGTTACGACCTCACCTTGAACCCCGAACCATGATGCAGCTGCGCCCGATCCTGGACAGCGACCGCACGATCGGCGCCCGGCGACTTGTCGTCGGCACCGATCGCGTCGGCCGCGTCGCGACCTGGACAGGCACCGCCTGGGCCTTCGCGTCGGATCCGGCCCGCGAAATCCTCGACGCCGAAGCGATCGGCGAAATCGACCTGGACGAATAGAACATGACCGCGAAACGACGCCTGGTCCCCCTGTCCGAAGTGAAAGAGGCGCTGGAGTTTCTGCGCCAGGAAGGCCTCGAAATTGCCGCCGTTGACATTCGGTCGGACGGCGTGACCTTTTGGCCGCCTGCGACTCAGGGGGAATTGTCGGCGTATGACCGCTGGAAAGCAAAAGACCAGGGCAATGCCGGGCCTGCACATAGTCGCTAAACCGACGAAGGTCGGCCCGCGCTGGTATGTCTATGCTTGGCGGGGCGGCCCTTGCATCGCGAAGGTCGAAGGCCCGCGGCCGATCATCACCCGCGAACTACTCGACGCGCAGTATCATGCCCGCCAGTCCGCGCACGGCCGAACTGCGGAAACGATCGACTGGCTGATCGCAGAATATGAGGCCAGTCCCGAATATGCGCGGCTGAAAGACAGCACCCTGAAAGACTATCGCCTTTGGCTGACCAGGATTTCGGCCAGGTTCGGATCCGCGCCGGTTGAAGCGTTCAACGATTGGCGCGCGAAAGGCGACGTCATTAACTGGCGCAACGAATGGGCCGCCCAGCCTCGCACGGCCGACAAGGCCGCCGTGATGATGACGACTCTGCTGAATTGGGCAGTCAGCAACGGCCGCGCGAAATCTCACGCGATCGAAGGAATCGAGTCGCTGCACTCAGCCGACAAGTCCGAACAGATCTGGGAGGAACGGCACTGGCAGGCAGTTGCCGCAATCGACGATTTTCCGGCCCATGTCCTGCAAGCGATCCGCCTCGCCAGCCTGACTGGCCTTCGCCTGGGCGACCTGGTCGCGCTCGACTGGTCGCAGGTTTTCGAAAAACAGATCACGATTGAAAAGACCCGCAAGCGCGGCGGTCGCGCCGTGATCCCCATTTTCGCCGATCTGGCTGCGTTCCTGAAACAGATCGGCCGCAAGACCGGCCCGGTGCTGTTGAACAGTCGCGGCAAGCGATGGACAGTCAGCGGCCTCGAGACCGTCTGGCAGCGTCGCAAGCCCGAAGGCTTCGACCGCACCTTGCACGACCTCCGCGGGACGTTCGTCACCTATCTGGCTGTGAAAGGCCTGACCGACGAACAGATCGCCCGCATCGTCGGATGGACCGCACAGAAGGTCGCCGAAATCAGGGCGCGCTACGTCGATGAAGCGCGGGTCGTCGTCAGCTTGGTAGACCGCCTGTCGAACTGA